TTATATTCAATGATTTAGACACTATCCCTTTTAATCGTATTTTTGAATATGAAACTACTCAAGGAATAGTAAGGCATTATTATGGCTTTCATCATTCTCTCGGTGGGATAGTGGTTATGAAGGGCGGTGATTTTGAGCTCATAAACGGATACCCTAATTTTTGGTCGTGGGGATTTGAAGATTCTTGTCTTCAAAAACGATGCTTAAATGCAAATCTTGTAATTGATCGTAGTCATTTTTATAAGATTGGTAGTCCCGAAATTTTGCAACTATTTGACGGAATGGACCGAATCATCAATAAAAAAGACCCGCACAAATTACATTCAGATACCGGACATACTGGATTGAGGTCAATTCATAAACTAGATTATAAGATTGATCGCACATCGAGCAACGAAAAAGATAACCTATACCAGGGTATGCCCGACAACTTTGGCTATATTAATATTACAAGTTTTTTATCCGAAACTCGTTTTGAAGATGACGAATACTACACGTATGATTTGCGCGAACCTATAGCCAAAATTACAAATCCTGAACCTAAAAGAAGAACAAACCATGTAAATACAACAACAGAAGATTGGGTCAATATACCTTATTATCCAACTATACAAGATAGAAAAGATGCTGCGACACGCAATCAATTACAGCCACAACAACATCAACAACCACCACGAACCCCACCGCCTCAGCAAGTATATATACGTCATCCACAAGCAGTCAATATTTTTTCGCAAAATTATACCAACAAGATTCGTGCGAAGGGTGGTGGTGGCGGACAGCTTCAAAGCACCAACACACATCTTGGGGTAGCTAGGAGATAATTATATTTATTATGTTTTATTATTTAACAATAAAACATATTACATTCAGTATCGAATATTTTCAGAAATTGAAATTGTATGTTGTATTTATTATACTATTCAAATAATTATTATCATTATTGTTAGTAAATTCTGTACCACCGCTACGTGATAATGTATGCAAATCTAAAAAATCTATATTGTCATGATGGGTAAAATTATGATAATTATTTTGTTTATCTGGGAAATGAATAATAACTAATAAAGTATAATTGTTTGTATATTTAGAAAATTTATTATTAAATTCAATAATTTGTTCTTTGAAATTATCACTATGACTTCCATGTTCTTTATTTATAAATATCATGGTAAATAATTTATGTTGTTGATTTTGAAGTAATTGCTTAAATCTATTAACACATCTAACATAATAATTATAATGATTTTCATTATTTAATGGATTATGATGAGTCCACATATGTCCACAATAATATGAATGTCCGCATTTATTATCTTCTATACTAACATAATATGATTTATCTAAAAATATTTTAAAATCATCTTCTATACAATGGATAATATTATTATAATGTGAAAAAATCCAATCAAACGGATAAGAGCATTTTTTTAAATTATTATTTTTTAAAATTTGACTACTCTGACAAAGCGTGCCTAATGAACAAACATATTTTATTTCCATTATATATTTATAATATAAATAAAATATCATTATAAATCCGCATTTTAAACATTAGTTGCAGATAGTTTTTTTTGCGGGATTTCACAAGGCGTCATATTTACAAAATGTTTGCTCGCAATTTCCACAATATCTGGCAAATAGTATTCCTTGCGTTTATTTCTATTTGTTATGTCTGGTATAAATTTATTTAAAACGCCTAGATGAATATTATACGCTCCATAATTGATTAATTTAATGGAACTCTCTTCTGGTGTGCACTCTTTATCCTCTACTATCTTTGCAATCGTATTGTCAGGGTTCATTATAATCCTTCCATAACCACTTGGGTTTTCAACTTCAGCTACTAAAATACTATTGGCCGTGGAAAGCATCTTTTTTATAGTATTGATACTTAACAATGGCCCATTTCCATGTATAATTAGCACGCTAGTTTCAAATAGAATACGATTACTTAATAAAAACGGCAAACAGCATTTAATGGCATCTCCCGTACCACGGGATTTTATTGTATTATGTATACTATCTTCCATTTGATCTATATAACGTATTTGACGCATGCCTACAAAATAAGGTTCAATTATTGACTCAATGATATTTCTATATTTCCCAACGACTATGAGGATATGTGTTGACTTGATAGTTAATCCTTGTTTAATATGATAATATAACCAAGGTTTGCCATTTACGTTGTCAAGTACACTCGGCAATTTTGTTTTGTGATTTAATTTTAAACCTGCCGCAAGAATAATAGTTAAACACATGCCAGTCGTATGTTTCTTAAATATATATATACACTAGTTCTTTTATTATTACTATCAATTTTAATATTATGTGTGGATGAATTAAAAAAATTTATGTATATTTCAGATATAGGTAATCCGTAACCAAATCCAGACAATGGAGATTTAATACTAAAATCAGTTTGTTCAATAATTTCAGAGGATTTTATTGGATGTGTTGTATAGCTATAATACCAGATCTTGTCCATATCCTTCTCATGAATGCCGCTTCCATTATCTTGTATTTTTATTAAAATCCATTCTTCGTCAATATCTTTAATAGTTATTTCAATGGATGGATTTGATTTATGTCTTACTGCCTCCACACTATTTTTTAATATTTCAAATAAAATATAATACATATAATGGTCTATGGTTGGTATGACTACTTTGTTATGTATATTTAATGTTATGATACTATTTAAATGTAGGTCTATTCCGTTTGAATCACATATGAGCTGAATATTATTGATGGTGTTGTGTAAGATAGATTCCAGATTTGATTGCAAATTAATAATTCCATAAAAATTTGGTCCTTTAGGCGGGTCAAAAAAGGATAAGTATTGTTCTAACAATATACGTATTTCTGTTCTATTTTTATGAAATTTATTTAAAAATAGTTGAATTACGGGCGCTTCAATGTCGTTTATTTTATTTTCTAATTGTAATTCGTATAACCCCTTTGAAATGGTAGATAATGTGGTGGAATGACGATCATATATAGTGGAAATTTTATTTTTAAAATCAATTATATCTGAATTTGAGCGCGGTTCTTTAACTTGCGTTAATTCTTCAAAAGATAATAAATACCATTCTCGGATTCTATTAATAGAATGATTTTTTGATAACCCAAAGGGTAAGCTATTCAAGTCGGTAACCCTTTTAGCCAATCTGATAGGTATTTCATTATAAATATGCTTCGTCATTATCGGTATAATATTGGTTGAATTTACATTCCTATATCTTAACATATCTGCGAATTTTATATGCGTCCCCCTTTTTAAACTATAATCAAATATTTTGTTATAAAATTTTGCTAATTGGGACATATATAATGACAATAAAAATAATATGCGTATTTTAATAAATCAATTAGAAATATTATCTCATATTAGTATATAATGCCAACCCAACCCACTACTATAGGTGTCTTCATCTCAACATCTCAAGGAGGAAATTTTGACCTTAATCCTCCTATTAAACCTCGATGGCCTGGATCACAAGGAAATACTTTTATGATAAATCATCTTGGAAAACAAGGCATTCCTGAGAATGGGACGATGGTATTCAGAGGATTTAGATTGAATAGGTAAAAACATCTCTTTACCTCATTAGAACTATCTATCCAATTCGCCTCCAAATATATATGTTCTCTCCATATTCGTTCTGCCGTTTGCTTTTTTTCAACGGCATTATTTCCAATGCTTCGCCAAACAAGGGTACACATACAGATTCATAAATCTCTTTATTTACGTTCAAGATAAACACACCATTTGGTTGTAAATGTTCATACGTTTTCTTGAACAAGGGTATATAAAATTCCTCGTTCATAGCTTCTTTGTTTTTATACGCCTTGTTGTTTGGGTATTTTTCCAAGAAATAATAGGGTGGGCTTGTAAAAACCATGTCGTAGGGAGGCATTGTGGAATAATCAATAGAGAGAGCATCTTGAAAATGCATATCAATTTGTGTGCTGGATCGCGACGATAAAAATTCTACCATTTGCGCATATCCCTCCTGCAATCCGTAATTGATTTCCACGCCAATATATCGTGGTACGTTCAATGCGGCTGCACCAATGCCGCGACCACCCCATCCAGCGCACGGGTCAAGAACACAGGTTGGATTATATTTTGCATAAATTTCCATAGCGACGAGCGGGCGGAATATATTAATGGCACTGATACAAATATTATACACCTCTTTCAAGACGATGGGACGATTCTTCGTCTTGTTTTTATTTTTGACATTCTCGTAATATATAAGCATATTTTGAATAAATTTTTTTTTACTAAACTCGTCAATGCGTTCCACAAATTCATAAAAATTAATGTCGTATTTGCCTTTGGTCCGCAGTCGCTCTTCAAATGTAAAATAGTCAACTATATTATTGCCTACACGACATCTATCCGAAACTTTGATAGTGCCTTTTTTTAGGTCCGCTGCCATCTTTTTCAAGTCGTCGTAATCCTTCTCAACATCACATAGTTCAATATTTTTTATTTGTTTGTGAATCTCCATAACAACCTTGATATATGTTCTCTAGAGAGAAAATATATCGTTTTTATACAAATATAAAAACATGCCACGTGTTATGTTATGAACTCCATTTCAGACATAAAACATGTATTTTATATTAATCTTGAGTTGCGTACCGATAGAAAGGCGCAAGTGGAGGAGCAACTTCGTAATGTCGGGCTTACGTGTGCACAACGTTTTAATGCAGTAAAGCTTGAAGACGGCCGCGTTGGTTGTAGTATGAGCCATTTAAAGTGCCTGAGTATCGCGAAGGAAAAGAAGTGGGGCCACGTATTGATTGTGGAAGACGACATTGAATTTCTAAATCCTGGTCTATTTATCAACCAAATGAACACATTTCTCTCTAGACATAACAATTGGGATGTAGTTCTTTTAGCTGGGAACAATGTTCCACCATATGTGCGCGATGGCGACGAGTGTGTAAAGATTTCACACTGCCAAACCACCACAGGATATCTAGTAAATGGACATTATTATGATATATTGATTGAAAACATTAAAAATAGTATAGTTAAATTGTTGAGAGAACCCGAAAATCATATAAGCTACGCAATTGATAGATATTGGTTTTCTTTGCAACAACGAGATAATTGGTATTTGCTTACCCCCCTCACCGTTGTCCAAAGAGTTGGTTATAGTGATATTGAAAAAAAAGTAACCAATTTTATCAAGGCGATGACGGACTTGGATAAAAAAGAGTTGATGGCTGCATATCAAAAGCGTCTTGAAGAGTCGTCGAAGAAATTATGAGCTAATTGATGCATCCGTCTCTGTCTCTGTCTCCGCATCAATCCCCATGTCTTTGAACAAAATGTCAGTATCTAGATGCAACATCGGATTTTTGTATCTATTGTGAAGATGCATACCGATGGCATAATCCTCTAGATATTCCTGAAAAATTAATTCTCTCTTGGATATAAGATATACTATCGCCTCCATCGAGAGAATATAAAATCTACCCGAACAATATTTTGTAACATATACTGGCAACTCCTTGGGCAATTCAGGGTGAATTCGGTAATACTGACTTAGATATGCTTTGGGTACGTCTACTATGTTTCCAGAATAATGTATCTTGGTAGTTTGCATTCTTCTCTCCAACATTTTGTTCACATTATGAAAAAAATTATTTGGATTGTTCGATTGCAACATTTGGTCGTCGTCTGTTTTGAATATATATTGTATCGCTGGAAAGGACTGATGAATTGCAGCATATGCGGATAGGACCTTTTTGGGCAACGAGTTATAATCATCTGGTGTTTTCACCCATAATATTCTCTTTTGGTAGTCAATTTGATAGTTTGTTTCCATCTCAAGATTTCCTAAGACGTGATAATAGGGAATCTCCAGACCCTTCAACCAAGTTTCGCGTTGTTTTGCCGCCTTGTGTTCGTATTTTACGCAATTCATAATCAGCAACAATGAGATAACTGGTTGTGTCTCCATATTATGTATGTATCATATAAAAAATCTGTTTATATAAATTTTTATACGATATGATAATTGATCGGTAATTGAATTATTTATCAACAATACATTCACCATTAAAAATATGGTCTAAGTCAATATATATCTGACTTGTTGTATTTTTAACACATTTTCCAATATAATAACTAAATGTGGAACCATTTAAATTTGCAACATTAAAATTCCCAATAAAAATATTGTTGCAATATTTAGATATTAATAAATCTACTATTGCGTTTTTTTCTCTATCCTCAAAAAATTTATGGCTAAATTTAAAAATATAATTATTGTCAGTCAAAAAATCAATAACACGATTAGATAACGACTGAGATAATATTATGTTTTCATCTGTCTTAGATATATATTTTTTAATTAATTCAATATATTTGTTCTCGATATATTTTTTATAATGATGTTCTGACATACCATTCATTTTAGACCAATGCTTGATTGCGTCATCTTCCAATCTTAAATGTAAGACATTGATTTTATTATTAATATTTACGCCTTTTAATATCAAATTGGATTTATCTAGAAAATCACTAGTATAATGAATATTGACTAATATTGCTTCAAACATGCTAATATTATGTGTATTTATCCATCCACTCTTATTGTATATATAAGGCGAATTTAAAAAATCTATATTAATATCCTCTAGTAAATTTTCTTCGTACGTTTCTTCTATAAAATATTCGTTTATTTTATATGTCAAAAACACATTTTTTTTAACTCCATAACAAGGGTCACCTTGCATATCATTAAAACTAATGTTTTTATTTATACACAATGTATTATCTTTATAAAATTTTTTTATAATAGATGCAGTCAAATCTATATTATTTGTTTTGGTTCCATATTTAACATTAGTTAAATCAAATTGTATATCATGTTTATCGACAATTATAATATCATAATTGGTTTTCAAAAAATTATTTATCTCCTTAATATTAAATATTTGTGATACTGGAGTATACGTTGTTTTTGATATATCATTTAAAAAACTATCCACAACTACAACTTTATGCCCGTGTTTACAAGCAATTATTATACTTGTTATTAAACAGAATATTTGATTCGTAAACCCAGTATAATCTGTAGTAATTCTGTAATCCGAACTAATTCTTGTATAATACATATTATTACACTGACAGAAAAGAAAAATATGCGAAAATCGTATTATATTTTATCTTTATTTTCATCTACCAGTCCACACTTTTACTAGAGGATGCTTTTTATATATTTTACCCTCTTCGTACGTAGTTGCCCAAGGCATATATTTATGAATATTTCCCAAACGTGTGGTCTGAGGGGCTTCTATTTGTAATATACATGCAATCACGCGTTCAAATGAACATCTATTATATCGGGTTAATACTACGTCAAGTAATATGCTTAAATTATATTTTTTGTCAATTTGTGTTAAAAAGTCATGTGTAATAGTAGTCATTGCACCAAAACAACCCACCCATAAATTCTTATTTTGGTGAAAGTTAAGTAGATTTTCATCATTGAATAATTTTATCATTCTCGTTTCGTCTTCTATATGGTCAGCACCATGGTCAAAATCCCAAGTGAATGAATATTTATCAATATTCAGATCTAAATGCTTTTGTATAAATACAGAATCATGAAGTATGAATGCTATATCAAATAATTTATTTGATAAATAGTAGTAATATGGCAAAAGTTCGCCTCTGCCATGGTACTCACTTTTTATAATTTTAACCTTATATAAATCCTTATCTGTGATATATTCGTATTTACTATTATCATCGATAATAAGTATATCATTTTCAGGATAAAATTTTCTAATACCATCGTAACACTCTTGCCAATATATATTAGTTTGCGGACTATTTACGTGTCTTAATAGAATAAAACCGATTGTTGGTTTATGTTCTTCTTCCTTAGGCAACGTCGCAATAATATTAGTAGTGTTCTCCTTCAAAGATATTATACTATTTTTGAAGTCAGTATCCTTATTCTCTAGCTTGTCAAGTTTTAAGATTATTTTATGCAGAGTGTCTTCAATCTTAAATATACGTGCATTAATTTCATCGTATATAAGTTTATCAGAACTCATTATTATATAAATAAATAATTTTATTTATATACTTTATTTCACATACTAATTTATTTTATATAATTATTCAATAATATATTTCAGCATTTTATTTTTTGCCATTCTGGCGGAAATAAATCATCCACGCGAATATTCGAACCACTTCCACAAAACCATACATTCGGGTAGCACACTATTTTGTCCTTGTTGGAATTGAAATATGCACCAAACCAACTAAACGAGCTATTTGCAATAATATTGTGTGTGCAGCTACTCATTAAAAGAATTTGTTCCCAGTCCGCCATTTGGTCCGACGCCTTTTCAAATGTCAACAAAGGGAATACCTCAGCCAAATGATTGATGATATTTAACACTTCATTATTATCCTCTGCCTCACAAAAATATACAACCTTCCACTTTTGATATTGACATGATGAGAGAATAGACGTTAGCGCATTCTTATAATAGTTAAATCCCATAATCGGATGAAAATGTCCTAGATTTTTATAATCGCCAAGACGAAAATGCATTGAAATGGTGTTTTTTAAATCCACGCGATGCTTTGCCAAACATTCTGCCTTTTGTTTCTCTAACTGAATTAACCGAAAAATGTCATTCTGTCTCTCTTCAAAGTATTTATGGCTTTGAAAATACCCGTCGAATATTGTATGTTCGCTGGATGACGCAGGCAATTCGCGATAATCCATATCAGGGTATCTTATGATTTTTGTATTTGTAGATGGATATTCCTTGATAGTAAATGCTTTAAGGGATTTCAAAAAGGACTCCCAATAGCTATGTCGCGGAGTAACAGAAGGAACCGAATCGGTGTATACAAATTTAAATGGTTGGCTGTGCTTTAACGAATATGCAATGACCGCAAATATTTGGAATAATTGATTTCCTAATCCGCCCTTTAAATTACACGTAATCATTATACTATTAAGTATAAAAAAGATTTGTTTAATATTATTACAATAAAATCTAATTATCTAAATCGCCGTTGGCCCATAACCCACACGACCCACAACCCACGCACTACATGATATAGTAGTATTTTTGAGCCGCCCTCTCTACATCTTGCTCTACGTTTTTTATATGAATTTTTTCCCAGTAATATGAATCTGACATTTCCATCGGCGAGAGAACCCATTCAAAGTTCGCGCCCGGCGAAATCAGATCTTGCATTTGTTTTGCGCGTTCATAATGAAATTGAGAAGTCACTACATAGACGCGGTCATATTGCGACCCGTTTGTCTTCAAATATCTGTCTGCCATGATAAAGTTCTCTGCCGTGTTTTGAGAAATGGTGTCGTAAACATAGTTCCACGCATTCATGGCTCTCGTGCTATTTATATTGAAATGAGAAATGGCCTCACGCATTTTTTCCGCCTCGCTTGTAGTATCCCGCATGGGGTCTTTTATACCACCGCTCAAAAACCAATCAATCTGGGCTGTCGGGTACGCCTCTGAAATGGTCAGGGCCGTATAAATTCTATCATACAAAATACTCGTAATATTGCAGCCCAATAGGATAATCAAAATGGTAAGCATTTGTTGTTGTTGTTCGACGTAAGCCGTATATATTGTATGTATAGCGTTATATCTGCATTTTTTGTTTCAATTTTTTTGGCGCTGGTTTAGGCAATTATTTTCAAGCGTAATATACAAGAAAGAAATGTATAAATTAACCTTGGCCGAACGCGATTTATATTTAGTACATATTGATACACTCATGGACGAAAAGCGCAAAATGCTTCTTGAAAAACAAAAAACGCTCCAACAAACTGCCAAGGAAAACGAATATTTAGAAATGGTGCGTAATGATTATAGAAAATACTATAACCACATAGTCAAACAAAAAGAAGACCAAATAAACGCCATGAATTACTTGAATCAATATATTGATGAAATTATAGTGGATGGAAAATTGACGGATGTGGATTTAGAAAATGCAAAAATGGAGCAGGACGAGCTTATTCAGGAAATGGGCAATATTAAAGGTAAGTTGGACGAAATCATCGAATTACAGACAGATGCGTCTGACGAATCTATTTCAAATTAGAGACATATTCCTTGAATATTTTCGGATATTATATATGTATATTATATATAATATGTCAAATATAGATGCATTAAAAGGCAGATTACTTGAATTAAGTAATAGATTAACTTTAAAAGATAACATGGGCAAGGACTATATAAAAAAGGTTAGAGATAGTTTAGATAGAATAAAAGCAAAAATTACTAAAATTCTAGCAGACCACAATAAACAGGTTCAAGACATTACAAGGGGGTCTGCGGAGAATTTAGAAAAAAGCAAAGCCGAATTAGCAACGGAACAAGCACGATTAGCCGCGCAGCAAGCACGATTAAAACAAGCAAGTGATGCTGCATTAGAGGCCGCAAGAAGAAATCAAGATAAGCTACAAAATAACTTGGCCGATACAAATAAGCAGTTGAATGATTTACAAGAAGAACTGACGAAACCAAACATAAACACACAAAATACGCAGGTTATTGTTGAGAAACTCAGACAAGATTTACAAAACGCGACAGATGCTTCCGCTCAAGCAAATGCTCAAATTGCACAATTAACGGATAGGTTAAAAGCATATGATGGCATGCGAGATAAAATGGATGAATTAGTCAAAAACGCACTTAACAAGCTTGGTGAGATACTTAAACAAGTTGATTCTATGAGCATTAACCCAGGAGATATTACCGAGTTAATACAATTATTAAATGAAACTGAAGACATTTTTCCTAAGGATGATGGTGCTCCGCCTGACAATGGTGCTGGAGGTAGCGGTATATTTGGTAATTTATTTGGAGGTCCATCTGGAGCTGGAGCTGGAGCTGGAGCTGGAGCTGGAGCTGGAGCTGGAGCTGGAGCTGGGGCTGGAGCTGAATCTGGGGCTGGAGCTGGATCTGGAGCATTCTCTATATATGCTGCTCCCCAGGCAAGAGCTGCTGGAGGTGCGGATAGAGGACAGCAAATTAGAGTTGCACGAGCACCTAATAGTGCTCTAGGACAAACCCCACCTGTTATTGTTCCTGGTACAAAAGGTGGTAAAACAAAACGTCGTCGTGGTAAGAAGACCATGTATCGTGGCGGGTATGTTGAAAAACTCAAAGCAAAAAAGACACGCAAGCGCGCGCGAACAAGTAAACGGCGGTCTACTGCGTCTTCTTCGTCTTCTTCTTCAGCTTCATCAAATTCCAGACAAAAGGCCATGCAGGGTAGGAAGATGTAGGCAGTCCTTGGCCCATGAACCTGTAATTTGACGATGATGTAATTGACGCGGATCTCTACGAATACGCTGAACACGCTGCTGCTCATTGTAAACGCGACGCCAATTACGCTGAATTAAGCGTATCCAATGCGTTTTTATAATTGCGACGCGCTCGTCGCCACTCAAATAAATACATTCAGCAATTTGTGGCTGAATATATTTATCATTTGCAACTATGTTTGGATAATTGCGTAGAATTGGATGGTCTAGCAAATTCGGCGATAACTGGCCGTATTGTTTCGTGTACATTTTGCATATTTTATTTACTTTTTTTATGTTTGCTTTTTGCTGGTCAAATGTCTCCATGACCAAATAATGCCCTTGTACGTTGACATCGCTCTCTTTTGTAAAGCCGTGGATATTTTTATTGTGCAACTCGCATATAACTAGCGAAAACCTGTTTTGACTCATTTTGAGTTAATATATTAGATATTACATGTTGAATATTAACCATTCCGTTTCATTTTTTTTTACAATGAATATATATAATATACTATGAAAATGCCTGGTTCAGTTTCAAAATTGCTAACGAATCGATATGTTCTATATTTAGTCGCTCTTTTAGCGTTATTCAATGTTATCGGATATATGATGATGAACAAAACCCAAATAGTAATCTTGTTTATTTTGGTAGGGTATCTCATGACGCATTTTAGCAAAAATATGGTCATTGTGCTTTTGGTTCCGTTGGTTCTGGTGAATCTATTAACTTCTGGAATGATGATGAAAGAGGGGTTTTCTGAGGGAATGTGTCCAGATGGAACAACCGAGGAGGGTGGCAAATGTGTGGCTAACATGGCACCGAAAACTGAAGAAGCATTTGACACATGCAAGGAGGGCGAAAAGTTTGATGAGAAAACAGGCAAATGTGTACCAGCACCAGTTACAAAGGATGCATTTCAGAGTGCAGGAGCAAGAAAGGGTGGGTCTCGCGTTGACATGGGTTCCACTCTTGAACAGGCCTATGACGATTTAAATAGCGTTTTAGGAAGTGATGGAATAAAAAATTTAACGTCTGATACGCAAAATTTGATGAAGCAGCAACTTCATTTGGCGGAAGCGATGAAGGAGATGGGTCCTCTTATGCAACAAGCACAAAGTATGTTAAAAACCCTCAACATTGATGGTATAGGTGATTTACCTTCTCTCATCAAGAAGTTCGGCGTGAATACGAATGCTCTTCCCACACCAGGTAAATAAACGTGTCTATAAAATAAATATTAATAGTATATATTATATAATATTTATGAAAAAGTGTCCTCCTGGTATCATTTGTATTGAAAACATTACTATAATTTTTATATTTATAGCAGTTGGATTTATTCTAATGCACGTATGGAATCAGCCAAAACAACAAAATCAAAGCCAACAAGTCGTTATTAAGGAGGAAACGAGAAACGCGGATGGAGGATGGGGTGGAGGCATGGGTATGGGAGGAGCTATGGGTGGCGGGGTTTACATGCGTCCAAATGTTGCGTATACTAATGCGCCTGGCGACGTTTTGATGAATCCATATGCTCCGCCATTACGCGACGAAAGATATTTGGTCCCTATTAACGTATCGACAAATGTTGGCGCAGTAGACACTACTTATCGTCAACTTGGCCTCATGACGCCGTTAAGCGGAGACAGCAAAGACAAAATATTACCGCTTATGGGGCGACCTCTGTTTGTATCACGCGACAAGTGGCAATATTATACCATGAGTGACCAAAACAATAGTATTAAATTACCCATCTCGCGAAATGGACGCAGTTGCACAACCGAATATGGTGTTGACAAGTTATATAATGGAGATACGGTATATGTGGAAGGATATAATCAGGCCTTCAAGATAACCATTTACGATAATGATGTTATTAAATATTTGCCGTTTGTGTGAGCGATTATGCGGTTATTCTGGCGCGAGTTGTGTTTGTTTTACTACCGCACTTACAGCAAGTGGAACTGCAATATCAGCATCTTGATTTGGATATGAGCCCATTGTTGGATTTTCTCTCATTTTGGTTACAACTGCCGTTGCAATTTTATCTGCAATAATATTTAATGCGTCTGCAACGGAGGGTGGCGGTGTTGAAGCGGGTTCAGGGTTCACATTTTCAGCCACAATGGGTTCTTCGACAGGTTTAGCGAGAGGTTCTTCTGCTACAGGATCGGGAATTGGCTCTTCAACAACAACTGGTTCGGAGACAGGTTCACTCATTGGTTCTTCAACAACAACAACTGGCTCGGAGACAGGTTCACTCATTTGCTCGGGTACTGGCTCGCTCATTGGCTCAGGTACTGGCTGTGGAAGAGGTTCCGTAATAGATTCGGTTGTAGTTATGGATGCTTCATCTGAAGCAGGTTTTACAACAAGAGGAACCTTTTCATCAGTGTCTGCGCCACCTACCCGTTCTATTTTTTTCATAGAGGAGCGATGTAAATTTAGGGGTTTTCTTTGTCTAAATGTTTTACTCGCGCGTCTGTATTTACGTTGATTTTTATAACGTCTCATTGTTTGTTTTTTCTTATGAAATAGTTTGGATAATTTACCCTTTGTTAATTTCATCGCTTATATAATTAAAATGATATTTTTATTTATATAGATATATTATTAGATAATACTATGGCAGATTTCAATATTTCACAAGATAATGTTTCTGGTGAATGCAATTTAAAATGTGCATATTCATTTCAATATTCAAATAGCAACTGCGTCGCAAATAATACTGGAAGCGATATTACGTTATCGTATGATGAAAGCAACGTTCCGCCAGTAACATATAATGGAAATAAATATAAAGTTTCCAGTGTCAGTATATCTACAAATATATACTTCTTGTTTAATGGAAAACAGCCAAAGGGAATTATAAATATTAGCCATACCCCCATTGTCGGAGGTACACGATTTTCAGTGATGATTCCAATTGTTTCTGGAAATAGTTCTATGCCTTCTAGCAATATTTTAACACAAATCATCAATGAGACTGCTAATTTAGCACCCAAGTCCGGAAATAAATCTGTTATTAGTGTTGAAAATTACAATTTAAATAATATTGTTCCTAAAAAGCCATTTTATTCCTTTAATATACCTGATCCTGGTGGTGGTTCGGAGGTGATAGCATATGGCCTTGAATATGCTATTACGATAGATGCAGATACTATTGCAAAATTAAATAGTATTATTAAAGGTGTAACGTATATAGCAAAAGCTACATATTTGGGTAAGATATTCTATAATCCTAAAGGTCCAAATTCAAGTGGTTCTAGCTCTGGAAATGACGATATTTATATTGATTGTCAACCAGTAAACGTCTCCGAGGAAGCAATACAAATGTCAACCGAAAATAAATTGAGCGCGGATTATCAACTGAAATCTGACTACAATGCGAGGAATACTCTTATTACCATATTTTTCAACCCATGGTTTCAGTTATTATTATTAATCTTTGCAATCGTTCTTTTCTATTACTTCATCCAATTTGTACTTAAACTTGGCGACGTAAAAGTTGTAAAGTAGCAAGCAATACATTATATGTTCATGTCTTAATTTTACAAGACATAAACATACATACACTCACAAACACCCATGTGGGATTATTTAGGCGGATACTGGGGATGCGTCAGAAGTAGCCAAAAGCATCGGTTTGTAGGATGGAGGAGACTCAATCATCGGATCTTTGTTGATAGTTCTGAGCTTTACCATTTCCTGTTCTAAAGTGTATGGAAATTGGTTGAAGGCGGTAAGATCGCCCATTTTTTGTTTTTCCGAAGAACCAAACTTGAGCAACGCGGTAGACCCAGTCGTGATTTCAGAACGTCGAATCAAATCAAATGCGACAAATAGTCCTAAAACACCCAAAACAGGATTTACAGAAAACAGCAATATTAACGCAACCACATATACGATTATTTTTCCATATATAGTATCTATCATAGTAGCAAGCGTTTCTGGAATCGGATATCCCATGATTAAATAAATTATAAAGATGATTCCCAAAACTACATGACTAGATTGTGTCTTTTTGAATAAAGATTCCATATATCTTATTATTAGATTTTATTATCTCAAACAACCTAAATATTATGCGCTAAACTAAAGTAGGCACTATGCAAAATTCAACAACAACACCAACAAATGAACTCAATACCTATATTGGACAAAAGGGGTACACTATTTTAAAAAAAGAATTAAACGACAAGCAAGTATCACTCATCAAAAAAGAGTTAATGGTTCGCCCCTATATCCCTGGCTCTCCCGTAAATAATAACGTAAAAACATTCCCCGCATATCGCGAATCCGTTCAAAAATATTATTTGCCTAGATATTTTGGCGAAGAGCATTTTGGTGCGGCCAAGGAAATGAAGTTGGCTGAAGGAGACGATATTTCTGTCGCGTTTAACGGCGAATTAAGAGAGCATCAATGGGGTCCAGTCAATTCATATTTAGACAAGGTGCGCGCGACGACGACAGGGGGTGGTGGGCTGTTGGACTTGCCCTGTGCATTTGGAAAAACCAGCTTGTCATTGTATATTCTCTCGCAACTCAAAAAGAAGACACTTGTTTTGGTACACAAAGAATTTCTCTTCAACCAGTGGATTGAGCGCATACAGCAGTTCTTACCTGGAGCGCGTATTGGCAAAATTCAAGGACCAGTTGTCGATATTGAAGACAAGGACATCGTCTTGGGTATGATTCAGTCGCTCAGTATGAAGGAATATCCGCCCTCGGTATTTGAGAGCTTTGGTTTAACAATTATTGATGAGGTGCATCACATTTCAAGCGAGGTCTTTTCCAATACGCTATTCAAGCTGGTGACAAAATATATGCTTGGGCTTTCGGCGACGATGAACCGCAAGGACGGGACGAGCAAGATATTTAAGATGTTTTTGGGTGAGGTGGTTTTCAAGGAGAATAGGAAGCAGGACCATCCAGTAGTGGTTCGCGCGGTTGAATACAAGATTGATGACGAGGAGTTCAATGAAATCGTCTACGATTTTCGCGGAAATCCGCAGTTTAGCACCATGATTACCAAGCTATGCAATTACAACCGAAGAAGCGAGTTTATATTGCAGGTTCTCGGTGATATGTTGCGCGAAAACCCGAACCAACAAGTCATGATTCTAGCGCACAACAAATCGCTACTCAAGTATTTGTATGATGCAATCGCAAGTCGTAATATTGCGTCGGTGGGGTATTATGTTGGGGGAATGAAAGAGGCGGCGCTCAAGGAGAGTGAAAGCAAGAAGGTAATTATTGCGACGTATTCCATGGCGGCAGAAGGGTTGGATATTAAGACGCTTACTACTTTGATTATGGCGACACCTAAAACTGATATTGAGCAATCAGTTGGACGAATTCTGAGAGAAAGACACGGCACACCTGTGGTGGTGGATGTTATTGACAAACACGACCTATTTCAAAAGCAATGGGCAAAGCGAAAAACATTTTATAGAAAACAAAACTATAAAATAATTCATACGACTAGCGCGGACTATACGCCAGATACGAGCAAATGGCGTGTGGTTGAATCTAAGAACAAGACCATCGGCGACGCAACATGCTTAAAAAATACGAATGATGAGATGTTGCAAGGAACATGTTTTCTCAAAATCAAAGCCAAAAAGGATTCTTGAGCATTTATTTTCGGCGTCTTGTTGTTGTTGTTCGCTTACGACGTTTCGTTGTTCGTTTCTGTTTGGGTTGTTTAGCTCTAGATTTTGGTCTGGGTCGTCTTCTTGTGCGTTTACCTCCAATAGTTGGTCTTTCCCATTGGCCTTTGTTGTCGATCTCACCCTTACTGGTATCAATATAATACACTTTATTGTACTTTGTTGATATGTAAGCTTCCCAAGGAGAAGGCAATCCTATCCTCGCTTCAACTATACGTGGGTCTTCGGCTGGTGCCACAGGCGGAGGCGGAGGTGGAGGCGTAGGCATAGGCATAGGCATAGGCATAGGCATAGGCGCGCGTGTCCCTCGTTCAGCGAGTGCCTTCTCCGCCATTCGACGCCGACGAGCATTAAGTTTATCTCTCCTGCTTTCTTGTGATTGAATAGGTGCCGGTGCTGGCGCAGGCATAGGTGCGGGTTCTGGTTCTGGTTCAACTATTATATCTTCCGGCAGAATTCTATAATTACCTTCTTCATCGTATATTTCAGGGTCCATTGGATCGCTTACCCAACCTTCCAAGTCGTAATCCCATCTAGCTCCTTCATATGGTGGGATTCCATCATTATAGTCAAAATCGTTTCTTTCATTATCACTTTCATATTGATAATCATCTTCAGATTCATCGTCAGATGGATACGCCGCCGATTTTGCTCTAGATGGGGCAGGTGGTTCATCTTTTTGACCTTCCTCAACAAATCTTCTAAAATCTTCGCCCGGGTCAAAAATTTCACCATTTTTATCTACTTGTTCACCCTTTGCATTCTCAATCATAAAATGATTATCTTTGTCAACATCTTTTTCAGTATGATAATAATAAGTCAATCCATCAATTTTTGTTACAACATAAGCATATTGAGTTATTGGAGGTAAACTTGGTCCAAATGTTACATTTTTGGGGTCAATAATAAATTCTGAACCTGCAGCGGCAGCAGCACTTACTTTTTGCGCACCTCTTATAGCATTACGCTGAGTAATTTTAGGTGTAATTGCTAGATACATTGGTGTGGATTTTGTTCCATCATAATTTTTATTATATATCCAAATTTTGTCATTTACTCCCCATGTTTTATTGAGTTTTTTTAATGTGGAACTCAATAATGTAGCCCATTCAACATGGTCAAAATCTTTAGGTAATCCATCTCCTTTACTCTTTGCAATAGCCACGTTATCTTTTATATCCGCCTTAATTCGGTCAAATACATCTTTATAGTTCGTTAATGATTTTGCATATGCCTCCTGTTGTTTAAAATTGGGAGCATATAGTATATATTCTGTCCCATCCATCGTTGAAAATTCATGCTCTTGGTCAGCTTTTTTTTTTCTAAATTCTGGCCCCCAATTTTTTTGTGGTACCCGAGCCATGTGCTATATATATTAAACGAGAATATATAAAATAATGTATTTATTGAATACATTATTTTTATGAAAAATTATGAAAAATGATTACATCATGTAAGGTCTTCTTGATTTTCTAACATAACGCCCCTTACGATGAAACACTTTGCTACCTCTTTTAGTAGTAAAGTTTTTTCTTCCTTTACGGGTTTTGGACATGCTTCCTTTACGGAAACTATAAGGTCTGTATGATTTTCTTACATAACGACCCTTACGATGAAATACCTTATCACCCTTCTTGGTAGTATAGTTTTTGCGTCCAGGACGAGTTTTAGAGCGAGTTCCAAAAAAAGAGGCCATTCTATTATATAATAATCAAAGAATAAATAATTTTGCTAAATCTTTGTGCATTTTATAGCACTATTTCAAACGCGTGATTAGCGTTACCTTTGCACATTAAAAATTATTTTCATACCAATATTATTATTGGTATGAAAGGATATTATACATTTATTTGTTTTGTGTCGCTTCATAGTGATTATAGTTGTCCTTGCAATTATTGTATTGATGATAAATTGGTGGATTTGCTAATGCAGAGAGACTAGCAGGAAGCGGGCCACCTAGCGAATATCCAGGAGTATAAGGCACATTACTATCAAATTGTGCGTATTCTCCTCCGCGTTGACGGCGCGTTCTCCTTACTGGTTTACGTCCATATCTACGAGAGCCACGCATACGTATGCGACGGCCGCCAGAACTTCTATAAGTAGAGCGACGACGGCGGCTTGAACTTCTTCTTCTCATGCTTTTTTTCATTCTATATAATTTACTAATATTATTTCTTCGCCGTAATCTTCTTCTACTTCCACCCCCCGTCCAGTTTCCACTTGTGGCAACAACATTATTAGAAGCTCCTCTCATACTATGAATGGATGCGGGGATTTCATTGCTGCCAAACTGACCTGCATATGTTGAGCCAGTTACATTTACGGCCGCAGGATTTACATTACTATTTGGATATATCCCACCATAACCTAAATTAGACGCACAGGACATGTATATATATTGTATGATTATTATTTTATTTTGATTTTGATTACTTGTCAACGACGCGCAAGGGCACCCATTTTTTGAATTTATGATTATATGCGCATGTCATGATATATTCTCTGTCTAAATACACAAACTTGTCGACTCGATCATTTTCAAATTCATCTTCTGAATCACTTTCTTCCAAAGAATCCAAATTTGCGTTTTCTTTAATATTTCTAAATAACTGGTTCATCAATACACTTGTTTTATAATCAGGAATATATGCAGTTCCAACCAAGGATTTGTTTACTGGGTCGCTCAAGTGGTAAATATCGTTTTGGAGATCAGGTTTTATGCTAAAAACACGCTCGTACACTGGATATTGCTTATTATTTGGACGTGGTTGGGGTCTCGGCGGCGCTGGGGTGTGGGTTGTGGGTTTATTGACGACAGGTATATCCAGATGTGGCGGTGGTGGCGGTAGCGCATCATTCGCTTGCATAACAATATATGATTTGACACGGCATATCATGGGTTTGTTAAAATATCTATACTGAAAATACATGATTCGCTGTGTGCGGTCAATTTGCGCAAGTAATACGTTGGTATCATTGCTCATCATCGGTAATCCAAATGTAATAAACGACGAACTATATGAATTTTGACCTAAATCTGTCGTAAACATTGTTTCGAACAATTTGAGCTTGTCCAAATACAAAGACGATTGTATATTTTTTCCCTTGTAATATATTACATCTTCAATAGTAAAAAAACGTCTTTTTTCGTGGAAAAAAAGTGTGCCGTATAAAATAGTGCCGATACTAAGCGACTCGTGAAAACAGCACGTCACTAGATGGTACTTCTCTATTTGCTTTTCGGCACCAATTTCAAGGATATAACATACATTTTTATCATTTTTTGTTGTAAACCATGCAAAACATTTCTTTCCGACAGGAATTGCCAAAATTACGTTTGCATCAAAAACTTTCTTATGCGTAAATGTTTCATAAGAAAGTTTAATTTTAGGGAATTCTGCTAATATGGATGTATTGTGTGTCGCCATATATGAATATGGTCTCATGTCTTTATACCTTTTTGCATATTACTAAAACGACGGCATAGTCGGTGCGTGTTGTTGTTTTTTGATAAAGTTCTTCAGCTCATTTTTCATATTGTTATCATCGTCACCCATTGGCTTACTTGTTTCAAGGTCGGGTAATAGCTTGTCTGTATATATGTCTAAATTATGAATCGGGGTAGTATCGCTAGACCGATCTCTACTCTGTCCTAGACCCTGGTTTAATACGTTGTAAATATCTTCATATTTTTTAGTAGGAACATTCACTAAATCCTTCACTTTTGGATAAGTCAATGTATCCTTTAATATTTGAATTAAATGATGGACCAGCAAAATAAATATAATAGATATAAAAGTTGCTTGAATTACCCAGGAAAACATAAGGTTATAATAGTATTAGATTAGTTAAACGTCGATAAAAACTCATTGAATTCATTTAAAATCATCGGATCATCGATTGAATTGTTGGTATGCGTATCAAAATAAAAATTGGTAGGAATAAAGTCGTCATCATCTGTCGTGACGTCGCCTTCAACTACTAGCGTAACCTTGGAATTGCAAAATACATAATGATTTTTTTTAATAATAATATGTTCAGGTGAAAGCTGGTAATGCTGTTTTCTTGTATAATAGGACTTGTCAATAATAAAATCAAGTCCGTGAATAGTGACAAGCTCGATTGGATTATCCATCGGTACTAGCTTGTATAGTTCATCATTTTCTGTGATATAGATTCCATTATTTGTATAAAATTCAACTAATGTGCACTTATCGTGCTTAAATTTATTTTTTAGAAGATGAATCTTGAGTTTGTTTGGATTATAGTGATAACTATCAATATATAATTTCATTATTATATTATTATTTAATATAACAAACTATTTAAACCCATTGGATACAAAATATAAATGACGAGCATTCTAATAGTAGAAAAAGGCGGAAATTTAAAATCATTGTCTGTGAAAGATTATCAAGAAGATGAATTATTCAAAAAGTGTGGATTTAAAAAGGTAGATGGATTTTCAAAGCACACTGATTGGACCATCAAGTTGTCGGGCAGTAAATATGTTGTTTCCGCTTATGGTAAGACGGAAGGAAAGGCGAATGGAGAAAATAAATATGATTTCCCTCCGCCGATTGACAATGTATTATTCTTTGGTTCATGTGCATTGGTTTGTCATAAAGTAGAGGGAGGCACAACCACCACATGTAATTTAACTCTTGAGCTCTGGGAAAAGATGTACGAGAAATTGTTTGGAGGTTTTGAAGATTTGGCTGCGACTTGTGCGGAAGATGATGCAGAAATTGACGAGCTGGAAAATGTGCCTAAGGAGAAGAAAACAAAGCAGGGATATTTGAAAGACGGCTTCGTTGTGGACAGCAGCGACACCGATCATGACGATGGTGAGGACGATGGTTCAGAAAATGAGGACGATGAGGATGAGGACGATGACGACGACGCGGCTATCGGAGACAATGATTTGATAGTAGAGGATATTGGCTCCGAGTTGGATGAGGAAGAGTATGACTACAGCTCGGATGAAGCGTAATTTAATATCAAATAAAATTGATTATAATTTAAATATATTTCTATTTACATTATAGATATAGATAAGAGGATGAGAACGATATCAAATCCAGATGAATTTCGTAAGAATGTTTCAGAAAAATTAAACGTTATTTTGAAACAAACAAAAACAAGTGTTAACATGGAAAAAGGAATTTACAATTATGCAGTGAAAGAAGCCAGCACAAAAAAAGTTGTCAAGAAGTGGGATAACCCGCATTTTGTACAAATTTATGTTGACCGAGTTCGTAGTATTTATTTCAACTTGAACAATGAATCGCTTTTACAGCAATTATCGGATGGGACCATTAAACCCCACGTGGTTGCTTTTATGACGCACCAAGAACTTCGTCCAGAGAAGTGGGAAAAACTTATCCAGTGCAAGATTCAGCGAGACAAGCATAAATATGAGACGAACATAGAAGCGGCTACAGACACGTTTAAATGCAGAAAGTGTCATTCAAATAAGTGCACGTATTATCAAATGCAGACCAGATCGGCGGATGAGCCCATGACAACCTTTGTAACCTGCATTGATTGCGGCAATAGATGGAAATGCTAATAAAAAATGAAATCGTTTTCAGGGAATACATTAATACAACACTACAATAAAATAGGTATCAAAATGTCAAACAACAAAGTAATACAGCCCGAGTTATTCATCAAGTATCTGCCGACAGATTTGTCACGATATACATATAAGTTTATATATCGTGATGTAAAGGTAAGTTTATGGCGCCATAAATATAACATGCACGACCTATTAAATGATCTATATGATTATTGTGGTGGGTATGACTACTTTCCAGATACAATTATAGAGATATTTACACAATATTTTCCAAATGACACACACAAAATTGTAGACGAATGGTTTATTCTTGAAAGAGTAAGAGAGAGAGGTCTTGGTTGGTTCAAATACTACAGGTTGCCATACTTCTGGGACGATGAGGAGGGTCAGGAAGAGGAGTCCAATAAATATTTTGAAGGATTATATAACGCAATCTCTGCAATTCTAGATGAAAAAACACCTGACGAATTATATGGCCTGCTTGCTGGATTAGTGCTTATTAACAACAAAATGAATAAAAAAATTGCAGATGCCTTATAAAATAAAATTACAAAACATAAAAATGAATCGGTTGCATCGGTTCTTTTTTTAGGTCCGAATACGCCACTTTATAAAAAATAAAAACAAACCCAAAACCATGCTAAAATTAGCAACGGGCGTATAATAATAATCCATTCTATGAAGGAAGGTTGCAAAGTCCATTTTTTTGCTGGAGCTGGTCTACGAATAAAATCATTCAATATCTCATCTGGAAAGGACGAATTTACCTTGCGTAAAAACATGGTATATTTGTTATTTTCAAGGAAGGTGTTTATAAACTGAATGTCTTCCGTTGTCCCGTGGTTGAATACATACGGGCTTGTGGGCGATGACATTTTTGTCCAGTCAGTCGCATGCGAAATCTCATTTTTCACATTTTCTAATCGTTTTAGTCCGTGCAAAATAATGGCAAACACGCTTTCATTTGCAAGCCCTCCATCACAAACGCGTTTATACATGACATTTCCAGACAAGGCGAACCGAACGCACGCCAAGGCGTCTTCTCTCTTGAGTACAAACCAAGGATCGTGTCCAAGGTGGAATTCTTCCGTTAAATGGCGTAAATTAGCTCGGTCGTGCAAGTAAACATTCCACCAAGCTCTTTTCCATCGAAAGATGCTATGGTCATAATTTTGAAAGAAAATATTGCGAAAATGCTCTGGCGAAATAATGGGTACGCACGAATCAGTCAACATGCAGAACCATTTGTTTTCTGGGTCGTGGTCGTGTGCATAAGATAATAGATTTATATAAGCGGGAACGACGTGATAATATGTAGTATTTGCAATATATTTGGCAGAAATGACATGTTCTTTTATCCAAGGAGATCTTATTTTGCTGTAATCTTTGTAATGAAAATAAACATTGATAATATCGATGTTGGGCTCTATCCATTCTCTCCAAATATGTTCCTTGTTCAATGAATGGTCATAACTAATAATGAAACATAATGCGGCTTTCATGGAGTGAGTAAGTATAATAATGTAAAAATATATTATTATATTGTTATTCTCTCGAACTATTTTTTTGTAAAAGGTCTAATTATTCAAACTATTTATTATATTCATCCATTCATTGAGAACATCTAATTCAGTTTTATCAACTATATTGTTTTGTTCAAGAATAGAATACATTTCTTGTATAGTAGCATTTTTATTATTATTTAACAACTCTATTACTAATTCAGCAGTATTATACATTGAAATTTCACTTTCATAATCTTTAGTTAAATCGTGTTCATTCCTATCTTGTATCGCAGTTGGAGAGGTAAATTTAATTGTTTTATTATTTTTCCATAATTGATAGAGAGCAATAAACCCGCGTAATATATCAGTATAACGAAAGGTTACAGTAACGGGTAAATACATTGCGTAAAACATAGAACAATCAGTCCAAAATGTATTTTGTGTGTTAAACGGACATACAGAATATTTATCTAAAATGATATTGTATTGTTCATTTTTATCAAAATTGAATGGTTTGTTATTTACAGCTATTCTATAATGTGCGTCTACATCAGGATCGTTATTTACTAAACCTTGAATAACTACGCATTTCATATCGGTTTTAACATCGGATAATTTTGGTACTATTTCTATACTGGAATGATTGGGCGGAATACCGCGAGGCCAAATAAACGAATCTGTATATATTTTATATAAATTGACAAAACCAGGCGTTGAACATAGTTTGTCTTGTCTAAATATTCCCGAAATACAACGTTCTGATGATGCTCGATTTAAAGAACTCATATCAGATGAATATTTTAAATACAAGTTATTCGTCAATTTGTCAAATGTAAAATGAGTTGCAACTTCAGAATTATTTATTTTTGTGTCATTTATTGATAAAGGATCAAATGTTAATATATTTTTACGATATATATCACTGCTAGGAAAATCTGCATTATTTAATAATTTAAAATTATTCTGAAAAGAATCGATATTTTCTGTGTATTTATTATCATCATCCGTATCATATATAATCTTATATTTATGTTTTACGGCATATAAATAACCAAACATCTTACGTGCGTAAGAATTTAATGGTATTTTATCATACATACTCGGAAATAACTCCTTTTGCTCTTCCAAACCCAAATAAATACAATTTATATTTTCATATAACATATTATTCGTTTTTTTATCACCTACTACAATTAAGTCCCACCCTTTCATATTTGTATAATGTAAAATTTGTTCGCTTGGTACATTTATTGTAGTAATAATTATACATTTATCACTATTAATTATACAATCGTCATTTATAAATAAGTTCTTTAGTTTATCAAATTTATATTTATTTGGGTGATTAATAAAATGTGTATAATATTCATCCTGATATTTTGTTGGTTCAGATAAATATCTTAAATAGCTACCAATTTTATGACAACTAGGCGCATAATGGTCATGTGTTGATAATTTTTGTATTTGAACTTCCTTAGTGTCATTTATGTTCATATATCCATGTGAAAGAACTGCCTGTTTAGAATTATTAATATAAGCTTGAAAACTTTGAGTCGAGTAATGTATTATCATTATATCCGTTTTATTTTCCTTATTATCATTTTGGTATGGCGATATAACCGCTCCGTTATGAGAACCAAGATCAATATGTAAAAAAGTTTTTGAATAAAAAAACGTTTTGAAAGCTGTTTCGTACGGATTACAAAAATCTACATAATCTAATGGATTATTTTTATGAGATGTGGGTAAGCTCTGCATAGTATATCCACATTTATACTTGTATCCATTTATAACTAAATTATTAAATGAATTTCTAACTCTTTCTTTATCGATAAAAATATCATTTGTATAGATATCATATAGACATATAAATTCATCTGTATCTAATTTAATCATAAAATCACACTCATTTTTTATAGAATTCATAATTTCATTTATTTTTAACGTTAAGGTATTTAAATTACTATTAATATCATTTATATAAAATTTAATTGGAAGGTGACTTATAGATTGATAATATTTTAATATATCTACATCATCACTATCGTCGATTATATACAAATTTTCATATCCAAAAATTTCTCCGTGATACTGAATCCAACTTTTGATTAAATATCTTTCATTTTTTGTCATTAAAACAATTTTTACGGACTTATCCATATTAATAATATAATAGTATAATTAAGTTAGTTTAACGCATACTATAAACTATATAATTCGTAAATAATCAGAAATTATTAAGAAAGACATATTTATAAATGATAGTAGGTATTATTGGAAATGGCTTTGTCGGCAAAGCTACCTTTCAATTAAAGTGCAAAGATATTGATATTTTAGCGTATGATATCAACCCCGAATCTTGTGTCCCGAAGGGCCTTGTTTTAGCGGATATGAATAAGTGTGAGATAGTATTCATCAGCGTACCGACTCCCATGTCAAAGAATGGATCTTGTCATTTAAATATCATTGAATCTGTTCTAAGAGATTTAGCATCCATTGATTACAAGGGATTCATAGTACTACGATCCACTGTGCCTGTAGGAACTTGCGACAAGTTGAATTGCTATTTCATGCCTGAATTCTTAACTGAAAAGAACTTCATTGACGATTTTATTAACAACAAGGATTGGATGTTTGGTTTGCTAGGCAAACCCGAAGACGAGCAAATGAAGGAAAAAATATCGACCTTGTTTAGCTTGGCTCACGCAAACGACAGAATCAAGCACAACAACTTGCATTTTATCACGAACAAAGAGGCGGAAATGATTAAGATGTTCAAGAATTGCTACTTATCGACGAAGGTGTCTTTTTGCAATGAAATCTACCAATTTTGCGAGAACAAGCAAGTCAATTATGAGGTTGTACGAGCATTGGCGACTGCAGATGAACGAATCTTGCCAAGTCATACCAGAGTGCCTGGACATGACGGCCAAAAGGGATTCGGGGGCACTTGTTTCCCCAAAGATACCTCTAGCTTGCGATATGAAATGCAACAGGCAAACATGACGCCATATATATTGAACGCGATCATAGAGAGAAACGAGCTAGTAGATAGGCCTCAAAAGGATTGGTTGTTGGACAAGGGGCGCGCTGCAGTGGATGAGTAAAATCCGTATCGTCAAATAAAAAAGGTGTAAAATAAAAATAAATAACACAAAATATTTATTTATTTTTATATGAATTTACGATTTTATATGGTGTTAAAATGTTATGATTTCAAGGTCCTTTAGATTCCAGTATTCACTCCCGCTATTTCCAGGAAGCGGGCGTCGAATAATGAACGGAATCCGCTTTTGCACAAGTTCCATCTCTGCGACCAAATTCCCGTCAATAATATTTTCAGGCACCTTCACAAAAGGCCGCGCTCCAAGATTGATTTGTTTTGCGCGTTGTCCCAATACACGCGCGCGCTCATACTTGGTTAAATATGGAATTGTCCTGTGCAACGGGTCCACAATAATATTGTCCTTGTCGCGAATGACCTTGGTGAGCGCGCTAATTTCTTCGTAATTATGAATCATGCATTCTGGATGATAATCAACGATGTAATTCTTTTTAATATCTGTATCGAATTTTTGTAAATAATCCTCGTCGTCATTATCATCCTCATCATTCTCGTCATCTGAAACATTATCGTCTCCAATTAGCGGTGCATTAGAGATAGGTTTTGGAACGGGTGCCGCGCGAACATTATCGTCATCACTAACTTCTCCATCGTCACCCGCGTCATCGTCGTCATCGCCCTCGCCATCTCCAATAACGGGTTCAACTTCAACATCGCTGTCGCCGTCACCATATACTTCATCATCATCCTCCACATCATCATCCAATACCCCATCAACGATAACCTTACCGATATTTAATTTGGGCTGGGTCTTTACAGCAGTTTGTTTATCATTTGCGAAATCAACCTCTGAATCGGCTACAGAACCCGCATCCGAATCATTGTCGTCGTCTGAATTATCGAAAAGTCCGTCTTCTATATCACTCATTGCTACTATTATATAATCTATAGATAACTTTAAATAAAAAATCAATTTTTATTTAAATTGCGGGTTTAATAGTAATTCAATTACAAACTAAGTGCTTTGAAATGTTTCGTGATATTAATAAAATTATTACTAACCTTATCAAAAATAGAATTTTGAAAAAATAGGAACAAAAATATAAATATTCCAGATTCACGAATTGCTGTAAAATGTTTACTATAGCTGTATTTATAACCCTTAAAAATCTTAGGATGTGGTATTTTATGAGCACTACGATCTATAATAAACAAAAATACTGCAGCAAACCATAACATAGAAATTAACTCCAATATTTGTATACCAATAGGTTTTTGGTTTTCAGAATCAGTATCAAATTTTCCATAAATCATTTCAAATAATTTTGTGTATAAATATCCAAATATTAGATAAATAATAGTAAGGTATCCAATGTGTAAAATTTTAAGACCACCAACTAGATATACCTCTTTGTCTATACCTAACCAATACTCAGTCATTGTTATATATAGAGAAAAAAACACAATATATACAAAATTATACGCGCATCTTAATTATCCTTGTTTTTCAGTTTTCCAGCTCGTGTCGCATGTAGAACACAAGTAAATATAATCTATGTTTATTTCGTCATAACGGATGTAAATAATCTCACGCGGCGTATCCTTGGTATTTGTAGTGCAATCGGGGTTAGGGCACAAGATAGTATTGTACCTAGGAAGTGTTGGATCGAGTTTGGTGTATTTATTGATAATATGAGCAAACGCTTGTTCGCCTTGGTTCACATACGTCTTACTTACGCAAATGTCATTTGCATTTAACTCGGACGATTCATTGCCGCACTTCCTGCAGTAATAAACCAGTTTATTCGGATTATCCGCATCAATCCGAATGTAATACATATTTTGGCATACATTACAGAAGTGCATGTTATTAGCTATATATTAAGCTGATTATAATTATTTTAAATCAATTTTAAATAGAATGGTTAAGCCATTTTAGTTTTGGTTTCCATAAAATAGGAATACAATTTAGTATAATCAAGTATAGTCATCATGGAATAAATACCAGTTGCAACTCTTTCAGGTTGAGAGCTTTCATTCTTGTGTTTTTCTAAATTTTCCGCAATGGCGTCTGCATTTTTGTGAAAATATTCTTTCATATATCCGTAAAAAACGTCAAATTGTGGTGAAAAAACGCGCTCATCTTTATGTATCATATGTAGATAGGCAATCTCTATATTTTTATATTCAATAATACGCGAATACGTGGCAAAATCTTTGTGTGTATTCGTTATACCAGGTTCGTTCAGTAATGGGTCTTTGCAGAGCAGTGTGCACAAAGTTAATAAGACAGAAGATATTGTTTGGCACGAAGTCCATTGTTCTCCTCGCCAAGTATTCAAAAGAGAGATGCATACTTTACCGCACTTGTATAAATTTGGGTTAAAGCGTATACCATCGCCATTAGTATGGTATGTGACCTTTGGTGGGCTGTGTGGGTAATCGGTTGGATAGTTTAATGAAAAAAAATAGTACCCTCCAAAATAAGGCGTATCTTTTGGCCCCACTATCATGGCATATCCTTTCAATACTTCCACGTCGTCGTGAATATAAAAAATTCCATTATCTGTGAGAGGATTTTTCATAAGAGTTTTTACATCGCGCAATAATCGTATAAGAGTATCTTTTGGGATAACTTTAGAAATATTTGGTTCTTCCATAATATAAAATATAATATATTAGTTTTATACCATTTATGCATTGATTTATTAATCGTTGTGTTTGTTTCCAATATATTAAATGTTAAAAAAAATGAAATAGAAATAAAATAATATTATACATTAATATACTACAAAATGACATCATATAAGGATTTGTCTGACTTTCTGTTAAAGCATAATGGTAAGAATGATTCCAAAACAACTCCAACTCATACACGAATTCCAGACAAATCTCTACAAATTTATGGCGGTGCGTATAATATCCCGCAGGACGAGCTACCCGCGTTCTTTGTCTATTATTATGATAAGGTGTTTGTAAAGAATCATATGGAATATTTGACCGAGAAACAACTGGAGACAGGCGGACCGATATTGGTGGATTTTGATTTTCGATATAATTATGACGTGGAAACTAGACAGCATACGAAGGAGCATATTCAAGATATGGTGTTGTTATATTTGGAGGAGTTGAAGGGATTCTTCACGTTTGTTGAAAATGTGGAGTTCCCTATTTATATCATGGAAAAGCCCAAGGTAAATAGATTGGATGACAAGTCCTTAACCAAAGATGGTATTCATATGATTATTGGCGTTCAAATGGATAACGTCATGCAAACAATGTTGCGAAAAAGAATCGTCGATAAACTTGCGGAGATGTGGGATGGTCTACCAATTACAAATAATTGGGGGGCTGTGTTGGACGAGGGTATCAGCAAGGGAAAAACGAATTGGCAGATGTATGGTTCGAGAAAACCAGGTCACGATGCATATCAGATGACCCAGTATTTTGAGATTAAGTATGATGCTAATGATGGTGAATTTATGGTTGAAGAGAAGCGTGTTATGGATTTTGACATGTCCAAGAACATATTCAAATTGTCGGCGCAGTATCCGAATCACCCAGCGTTTGAAATGAACGCGGCTATTGCTGAGGAATATATGCAAATGGTGAATGGTGATAAAGGAAAGCCGCGTGCAAAGATGACTAGCAAGGCAAAGCTTCGCTTGTTGTACGACGATGATGAGGCGGATGATATGAGTGGCGATATTCCATTATCATCTATTACAAACAAGGATATTCTTGTGCGTGCAATCAATAAAATGTTGTCTACACTGACTCCCGCGGAGTATTTTGTCAAGGAGACACATGAATATGCGCAAGTATTGCCTGAAAAGTATTACGAACCTGGTTCACATCTTTTGAACAGGCAAGTCGCATTTGCATTGAAACACACCGACGAGCGTTTGTTCTTGTCGTGGGTGTTGTTACGCAGCAAGGCGTCTGATTTTGATTATAATAGTATTCCCGAATTGTATAGTGTCTGGAATAAGCACATTGATAATAATAAAGGAGGAGGTGTAACCAGAAGATCGATTATGTATTGGGCAAAACAAGACGCGTTTGATGAATTTCAGCGCGTCAAGGATAGCACCGTAGATAGTTATATAGAAGAGACGATTGCTTCGCCAACGGATTATGATTTTGCAATGGTTCTTTACAATATGTTCAAGGACCGATTTGTGTGTGCAAGTTTGATAGGAAAACCTATATGGTATACGTTTATCAATCATCGATGGGAGCCAGACCATGGCGAAACATTGCGATTATGTATTTCAAGAGATATGCACAGCGTGTATCAAAAAAAGGTGGACCAATATACAGATGATTTGAAGCGTTCTGGTGATAATCAAGACCCAGAACGTGCAGAGACACTCAAAAAGCAGATGAAATATATTTGTGAGTTGCAGATTCGTTTGAGAAAAACAAATGATAAAAATAATATCATGAAGGAGGCGTCTGCGATCTTCTATGACAAATTCTTTACTAGAAACATGGATGCAAACAAATATCTGCTTTGTTTCACAAATGGTGTAATTGATTTTAAAAACAAATGTTTTCGAGATGGTTATCCGCAGGATTATATCACGAAGACGACTGGAATTCCTTACAAATCTCTTGATGTTGTAGCAGATGCTGACCATATAAATGGTATTCAAACGTTTATGAAACAATTGTTTCCAGTGGAAGAGTTGTGCAGATACATGTGGGATCATTTGGCTTCATGTTTAATTGGCACCAATCTGAATCAGACATTCAATATTTACCGAGGTAATGGAAGTAATGGCAAGAGTAAATTGGTGGAATTTATGAATCATGCGTTGGGCGAATATGCTGGAACTGTGCCAATTACATTGGTGAGTGATAAGCGTCCTGGTGTAGGTGGGACATCTAGTGAGGTTGTTCAATTGAAGGGTTTAAGATATGCTGTTATGCAAGAGCCATCAAAGGATACACGTATTAATGAAGGTGTCATGAAGGAGTTGACTGGTGGTGATAAGATTCAAGCGCGAGCATTGTATTCTGCGAGCGAGACATTCACGCCTCAATTCAAGTTGTGTGTATGCACCAATACATTATTTGAAATCAACAGCAATGATGATGGTACATGGAGACGTATTCGGATTTGCGATTTCATGTCCAAGTTTGTGGATACTTTGGATGAAAACGAGCCGTATCACTTTCTGAAGGATCTTGATTTAGATAATAAAATTATTGCTTGGGCGCCTTTGTTTATGAGCATGTTGGTTAAGCGTGCATTTGAAACAAACGGACACGTTGAAGATTGCGATATCGTAAAGGGATCGTCTAACAGATATCGTCAAGGTCAGGATCATATTGCTGCGTTTGTCAGTGAAATGATTATAAAGACGGACGTAGCATCGGACAAGGTCTGTAAGAAGGAGTTGTCGAATGAATTCAAGATGTGGTTTCAAGAATCACAAGGTATGCGCAAGATGCCCAAGGGTACAGAGTTGTATGAGTATATGGAAAAGAAATTTGGCAAATGGAAGCCGATTGGCTGGACGGGAATAAAGATTGCATATCCAGAAAAGACGGACGAGTTGATTGAAATGGTTGATTAAATAAACAAAAATAAAAAATTAGAAACCGAACAAAAAAACCTGTAAATACATTGTTTTTTTGTTTTTATTAGATTCAAAAGTTCCCACAACCCACATTGCGAATTTATCGTTTTTTACTCCAAATCCTTTTTCAGAAAATGAAAATTGGACATTTATAAATGTCCATTTTTGGAAATCCTAAAATACTTTTGAAAAAACGATGATTTGTGACCATAATTAAAAATTAGCGTCTCACGACCGAAAAAATATTTTCAAATTTGTTACGATAATTTTTTTTATTTTTCCGCGGAATCTTTAGGAGATTTTTTTTGTAGTCCTATATAAAGACGACGATGACTACAAAAAATAAGGTTATTTCAGCTCCACAATATTTGTGCGAGTGTTGTGACTACATTACGAGTAAAAAATGTAACTATGACCACCACATATTGACACGGAAGCATATTATGACTACATCTGGACTACAAAATCAAAGCGGATCTATTGTATGCGATTGTGGAAAATCGTTTAGCTGCAGACAGAACATATATCGTCACAAAAAAAAGTGTTCGGTTATAAATCAGCTAGATGAAATCCCGTCGCATCTTTCCCCAGTATCACCTACACATTCATCAACAGAGGATATGCAAATGAATCTCATTTTGGAGCTGGTCAAGCAAAACCAAGAATTCAAAAATTTGCTAATCCAACAAAGCAACCAGATGATGGAACAAAACAGCCAGATGATGGAACAAAACAAGAATATTATAGAGGTCGCAAAACACAGCCAAGGAAATGGAAATAATAATAATAATACTCTCAGCAATAACAACAATAACAACAAGACATTCAATCTTCAATTCTTCTTGAACGAGACATGCAAAGATGCCATGAATATGAAGGACTTTATTCAATCGCTGGAGATGAGTATGCCTGAGCTGGAAAAGATGGGTGAGTTGGGCTTTGCCGAAGGCATGTCTCGCGTTTTTGTTAGCCGACTAAATAGCTTGGACGTAACAAAAAGACCGATTCATTGTAGCGATGTCAAGAGAGAAATAATTCATATCAAGGACGATAACAAGTGGGAACGCGACAATGCAAACTTGGATAGGTTGAGAAAGATTATCAAGCAACTTACACACAAGAATATTTTGCGCGTTGATGATTGGAAAAAGGCGAATCCAGGTTGCACAGAATACAACAGCAGAAAAAATGACCAGTACTTGAAACTCAATATGGAAGCCATCGGCCCAGTAGACGATGTAGAAGTGAAGAGGGACTTTGGCAAGATAATCCGTCGCGTAGCAGAAAATACGGCCATCGACAAGAAGTATTTGTAAGTGGGTCGTGGACACCGCACCCGCACCCTAATAGCATATTTGAAAAGGACTTAAAGACCTGGCTAGTATATATGTAGTCAAACTACAAACTATTTTTATAATAATATGCCGCATTATGCAGTTGCAAATGGACGCACGATTGGCGTTTTTTCAACTTGGGACGAATGTAATCGTTCTGTCAAGGGATATAAAAACGCATCATATAAAAAATTCGATACGAAACAAGAAGCGGCAGAATTCGTCGCTAACAACGGAGTGATGCAAGATACGTCATCGTCTGTGGGAGAGTTTATAGATTTTGAACCCGACTACTATGTTTACACTGATGGTGCTTGCTCTAAGAACGGAACACGAGTTGCGTCTGCTGGTATTGGAATATATTTTGGAGAAAACGACGAGCGCAATGTATCAGAAAAACTCATTGGCAAACAAACAAACAACCTTGCAGAATTGACAGCCATAGTGCAAACACATCCTATTATTCGTAGAGACCTTCTTTCTGGCAAAAAAGTCGCAATCGTTACAGATTCCGAATATGCCATAAAATGTGTTTCTACATATGGTGAAAAGTGCTACAAACAAAACTGGAATGTCGATATTCCAAATAAAGAATTGGTCAAGACCGCATATGAGCTTTATAAAGATGATTCCGATAATGTTCGATTTATACACATACGCGCGCATACCCAGAAAAGGGATATTCATTCCATCGGGAACGACCAAGCGGACAAACTAGCTCGGCTTCATGTATATTGAAACGATATAAAGTGTTTGTCTTATCATACAATAATATAATTATTATATGATAAAATTTTTAGCAAATCTTATAGGAGTGCACGAATTGGTCATTCAACTTGTGCTTTTACCATACACCTATCTCCCTCAATCGAAAGAACTAATGCTCGATGTGCGAAGTTATGTCTCGGATTATCGTATCATAGAGAACGTATATGCATTTGATTATAACGATAATATACTGATGACAGACCTTGTAAATTTTTGTGTAAATAAGGACTTTTCTCTCCAACAAAGGCGCTTGCTTGGGAATTTGCATGCAGTGGACATGTACCTTCAAACTGGATATTTTCCAGATACAAATATGGATAATCACGAGCGTAGAGCGCGACTAATTTGGGGAATATTAACACGCGAACAACGGACACAATTTATAAATGAATATATTTTACATAGTGTTTAAATCGACAAATACACATTCTTTGGGAAAAAGGATCCGATATATTCCCAGAGCTTGATAAGTGCGATGGCTGCATACTTGGCCAAAAATATATATAAGGATAAAAATACAACAACCGCTACCCGTTTATATTTCGACATCTCGGTTGGGACTAAAAATGATGATATAACAAACGTAACCAACAAAATAACGTATATTGCTAGGTAAATATTGTACCACCAGCGCAAATCATCCAATTCTTGATCCTCATAATATGTTTTTCGGTCGCTCGTGGAAATATCGTTCAAGATATCCTTAAGGCGATTATCCAAATCCTTATTTTTTTGCACCAGTGTCTGATGTAATTCTTTTGCATGATTTACATTAATAAAATCCGACTGATATACATTGTTAAGAACATCTGAGTTGTGCGCTATTTCATTAAACATGGCGGAATATTTTGCTGCAATTTGATTGGCAACGTCGCCAAGCTTTCCCTTATTAAAATCACTATATCCGCTGTCTCCTTGGGCAAATGTATAATAATTTTTGGACGTAGATTCCAAATTATCCGTTCCATTAAACAATCTCATTTGTGCAGATTGATAATCATGTAGCAATTCTTGTTCTTTTTTTGCGCGTTGGCAAGCATCATCGCAAGCTAAATATGATTGCGCCTGTTGAATAATTCTATTTGTTTGTGCTGACGTAGAGTTTGATGCAAGGATACTATCATATTTTGCTCCTTGTTCTTTTAATAATTTTGCGGATTGTTCATCACAAGATGTCATATATTATATTATATTATGCAACTAAAAGATTTTTACTTGTATAATGTTATTGAAAACCGAAACGGCTAAACTAGGGCGAACCAACACCGCCAGGCGACCACTGGGAGAACAATTGCTTGTAGTTAGTAGTAGATACTTCAGGAGCCACACATTTACCTATATCTTTGTTCCAAAGAGTTCCTTCTTGGCAACATTTTTCACCAATACACGACATCATACTTGGCAACTCGAATGCATTTTTAAATGACGCATCAGTTCCCATTTTGGGCGCACTATTTTTATTAAAGTTCCAATTATATTCATCGTAAACCATATTGTCCCTAGAATAAATAGAGACGATTGTTATAAATATATAATACAAACTAACCACGCTAATAATAAACATCAGCATAGAATACACTTCAGAAGGCAATATTGGAAAATAGGTAGTGATGTTAATAACGATAGCAAATGCAACAATTGTTATAATTAATATTTTCACGAGATGTGTCCATTCAGCGTAAGATGCGCTATAGTATTGATTGATTTCTACAACGCGCAGCTTATTTTCTTTTTGCTCATTAATATATGCTAAACGCTTCTTTGCTTGCTCCATTTCTTTGTCCATAATAGCTACCGCATTCGTTTGTTGCTCTAATGTATGTGAAGACCCTGTTAAATTTTGACTATAGTACGCGTTTATACTACTTAAAGCATTAATTAAATCCGTGCGCGTATCTTGAATTAAAATCAAGTTATTTGATAATCTGGCTTGCTCCTTTTGGTCTTTTGTACTACTAATCTGCTCTATTAATTGTTGCTCCACTTTTGATAATTTATCAATATAAGTCGATAATTCAGTATTTTTATCCCGATAAAGTTTTGTTGCCTGATTGCTCATTATTGTATAAAATATACTAAGATAATATTATATTTTATATCCTCAAATTTGTTTTCAATAGGACGGACTCAATCTAATTGGGTTTTTCTTAACGTTTTCACAACGACTATACTTGTCATGACTGCTAAAATGCACCACAAAACATAATTGTAATTCTGTTGTATAGCAACCAAGTTACTATCATCAACTATTGCATCTATATTTTTAAATTGTACACTTTTTGCTCTTTGCGACGGCGAATTTATATCGTTAATATTTACAAAGGGTTCCTTCTTTGGTGCACTGGATATTGAAACTTCAACCGCCTTGGGAATTTTTGTATCCATCGTTTGATTATAAACCAAATTATTTATAGCATCTGCACTTGTATTTTGCGAAGTTTGAGAATGTTGTGAATCCCGCCTAGCTTGTAATATTCTATTCATATCACTTATTTTTGCGGCTAAATCATCGGATATCTTCTTTTTATCTTCAAATTCTTTCTTAAAGGCGAGCACTGGCATTTGTCCTGCATAGGCAAATTTACTACATAAGCTATCGCTAGTCATAGATTTGCCACTTTTTTGATATTTATTCCAAGTGGTTGAATCAGTGTTAACCACGGGTATTTCACATGATGAATTCGCTCCAATTACTTTTGTATTCCGCAGATATAAATCTGTATGTATGGTGTTGTATTTGTCATTTTGCAGTACGCTTTTATCTTTTAACCGACAGATACTATTGGTTCTATCATACACATATCCAAAACATTTTACATTGTTATCACATTCAGTTTGACATGATTCGGGCGTCTTATTTATCAACGGCATCCCAGAAAGGTCGCCTAAAGGACTATTTATGCTTTTGAATGGCGTATATCCTGAACCTGCACCAATCATCTTGTCTGGATATTCACTTAATATGCCAGCATCATCTATATAACCCATCTTACCCAAATTACCTGGTATTCCGACTTTCGATACTTCATATACCGCTGTAAAATCTGCATTAATACTCGCAATCTTACCATTATTCAATGTAATCCAGCTATCATATGCTTCCGTGGTATATAAAACAATACTTCCATTCGGATTCATCATTAGTTTCATCGACCCATTTGTAGAACCTATCCATTCTGTTGCATTCAAGTATTCGCCTACGCGCATATAATTGCGTCCATATTTGCCCAATCTTGCAATTGATTTGGGATTTCCGCGTTTAAATTGTTTACCAGCCGTTCCACTTTGCCATATTAATTCTCGTTTATTATTTGGACTAGTTCCTCTATAAATACACATATTTCCGTCGTCTTGAAGAATTAAAAAAAATTGACAACTAGAAATTACATCATTGCAATCCATAGTAATGCTACCATTTTCATTCGCATTTAATTCCCTTGAGCTCGCTCCACAATAGTAATTTCCGATGAAATTTTTGCCACACCCTGGTGCAGGATCCCCAAAAATACTATTATTAACCCCGGTGGTAAACAAAGACAATCCTTTATCTACATAGTCTGATACTATAGTCGTTGTCGGTGAATATTCTGCTTTAGAGGTCCCTGCTTTTAATAAGTCATTTAATTTGCTTTTTACATTATTTCCTGCAACAACGGAAAATCTTGGGACATAACTAATGACATTTTTCCAACGCAAACAAAATCTCCTTCCGAATAATTTCTCAGGCCATGAACATTCTCTATTTGATATTGTGTTTGTGTATGCGTTACAATTACCACCATATGTTGCATTATCAAGACGTATTGTTCCACCCTGTTGACAATTTTTTGCCGGACTACTCGGAATCCTTGCACCAACCTTTCCAGTGCCATTTGTCGCACTTAACAATACTATTTGACCTTCGTTTGTTAACAATGCAGACAATGAACCTGCACTACTTGTAGTAAACAAAATCTTTTCGTTAAATACATAACCCAATCCTTTGCTTGTAATTTTGGCTTTGTCATTACCCACTACACACGTGACCTTTTGTGTTGCCGTGTTTGCATTTACCAAACCAAAATACTTATATCCTCTATTCATAGCGTATAACTTGCAGTCATCATAATTATCTATTTTTGCAATAGTTGTCATTGCTCCTGGTACATTTGTATAACAACCCAAATACTTTACATCTGCATCTGAAACGACACTATTTACATACATATTGGTGCCTTCATTCCCACAAGCCGAGCCAATGGGTTTTTTGGGACCAAATGAAATCATACCTGGATGTTTATCTATGTCTCCCAAACCAAAATTTAAATCGCCGACGTTTGATTGAATTGGACAGCCATTTATACCTGCGGTCTTATTTATATCATCATATTGCTCAAAAACGCCACGATTTGTCATATATCCTATCGTCCCATCACTCAATTTGACATTTTTGTTTGCATTCTTATTTATAATCGGATTTGTGCGAGATATATAATCGGTTATGCCTGCATTGTATTTATTTTGAGCATCATTTGTCGATTGGACGGCTGTTTTATATTGTGCATTTAATTTAATAAGGTCCGCTGCCATTTGGTCGGTGACTTCTGTTTTTGATAATGTAGCATTAGATTTTTGCGCTTCATTCGAACCTTCTAAAGATACTGCTCCCATAGTTGTGACGCCTTCTTGAAAGGAATCTGGTAATAACCATGATGCTATATTTGTAGTTCTATTCTTTTTTATTGGTCTTTTTTTAGAAAGTGTATTTGCTTGATTTTTTATAAAGGCAGATCCTTGATTTAATGATATACTACTATTCATAATATAAATCAATAGAAAAATATTGAACTTTATTGATTTATGTAAAATATATGCTTCGAATTTAAGCAGCACAACATGTATAACTCTTTCCAGCAACAGGGTTTCCTACACAACCTGTTCCCTCTTCATATGTACATACAGCATCTGTAAAATAATAGTTATTTGTTCCTAGATTTGCAGCACAATAATTGCACATCCAATCACATCCAGTCCCAGGACCTAGTGAAAATGTAATACATTGATTACTATGACACACGTCCCTAGTACAGATAAATGTTAGAAAGGTAACAAGCTCAATGATACTTTTCATTATTACTAGTATTATGTATTAATATTTATATTGTTTCTATTATTTTTATTATATTACAGACGTGTTGTAAAACGCCATCAAATTATGGCATTGGTATGGAATAGATGTAATATAATACAACGCCACATACTATTATAAATGAAAACATGCTCATATTTAATATAAATAATATGGCAGCTATGATTAGAGGGACTATTATCATGCTTATACTCATACCACCAAAAAGCATCACTATTAAACATAATATCAGCGCCAATATAATCGTATATAAACGATAGTTCAACATTTGCTGATTTACCTCTAAAGACGTATCTTTCATATTTCCATTTACATTATCATATTCTAATATCAAACTATTAATTTCACCCCTTTGAGCAGCAAGGTCATTGTAATCAGTTATTAATGTATCGTGCATTTTATTGTTTTTGTTCACCACATTATCTAAATTATTATTCGGTTGGGTTTGTATGGCAGATTGAATTTTAGTATTTAATATTATTAATTGTTTATTAACATCCTCTAATTTACCTGTTATATATTTTAAACTGGTTAAAATTGCATAATTACCTGAACTGGATTTAATATTTCCATCCCCCTTGTTCAATACACAAGTTTGGTTTTGGGGGGCATAAGTTGCACCGGAGCATTTTGAATTTGAACTACACGATGCCTGACACATGTTAATCGTTTTCTTTAGAGACATATCCAAAAATGATGTTCCAAAATATGCCTTATCTTTTAGCTGTACGTAATTAGCTCCACCCATTTTTAATGCGGCCTTATAATCTTGAGTTAATTGATTATATTCCTTCATTTTTGTATCATATTGCAATTGTAATGATTCCAACGTTTCCAGTGTCATTAATATATAGAGAGAAATAAAGAAATTCTATATATTATCATTTTTCTTAAATAACATTGTCTGGGCGCAACAATCAATTGAACCAAAACGTATTATTACGAGGTGACCTGACGGCGAAATGTTTTTGAAATTACCACACCCGATAAAATTACGCCTAAAAAAATAGATACATTTGAAATATATTGAAGCACATATATCTTTTTATAATCTGTTATCATTGTTTTTGCACCTCCAACCTCTCCAGTAGCATCGTCATATTTTTTTTGTAAAGTTATATTGCGCGCCTTTTCATTTGCTATATTCTTATTCAGTATCGTGGTCGTCGCTTTCAATTTTTCTATCTCAACTTGAATATTATTGTTTATCATAAATAAACTCTTCGTCGCATTTTGTATATCTGCTCTACTGCTTTCATATCCTCGTGTGTATGAATCGTCATTTGGAAACTGCTTTGTTAAAACATAATATTGTTTGAAATTATCTAAATATCCTGGATATTGTTTTTTTAATGTCTCAATTTTACTTCCAAAATCAATTGCTTCAGTCATTACTATATCATGCGATTAATTTTTCAATCAAATACACAAACGATAATATATACTTTGAATCGCCGTTTTACTGGGTCGAGTAATCTCGCAAATCTGACCAGGGCGTAAACAAATCGCTTGGGCTACTGGGTCAAACCTCGAAATATCTGGAAATTGCGTATCATTCGTAATATTATACTTTGTCTTGATTACTGAGCGCTCATCATCGCTAATTACACGATGAGGCGGAACCAATGTATGCTCATGTATATTAAATTGCAAACGCTTGATATTCTGCACAACGATGAAAATCTTATCTGTTTCCCACACATGTTTCAAGGTAGCCATGAGCGTATCATTCATTTCATCCTTTGTAATGATTAATAGGGTATCTTCCTTTGTCAGCGTCTCTTCCAAGTTAAACAAGTCATCTATCATTTCTTGGATATTTGCTGGACGAATCGCCTTTGCTAAATAAAACAGGATATATACCTTATTCTTTCTTCCTGTCTGCGGATCTTCCTTACTTTTTTCAAGCAACATGTCCATTTGCTTGTTTTGAAACATAGTATTTACCTCATTCACGCTAAAATTTTCATAATCTGTTACATTGTAGTCGAGTTTTCTCATCAAGGCAATGATAGTTTGCCTTGCCTTGTAGATGGATGAAATAATATTACTAGAGTTCTGCATGATAGTATTATAATATAGAATGTTTTAATATTATTTATTTCAATTTTAAAATATTTACCTTCAACGCCTAAAGGGTTATTTGTTTGGTTTCGCTTGATTTATTATCTCCCATAGTAACACTCTTTGTTTGGGAACTGGATGATGACGACTCTTCGGATTTCTTGTTTTCATCCTCCTCCTTTTCGTCCAAATTTTCTACGTTTAATATCGCAGTGGAGTCCTCTTGAGGTTCATTCTCTTTCCGTTTTTCAGCTACCTTTCGCAATACGGAAATCTGCTCCGTGCGCTGCAAACCATTTAGTTTTTGTTTTGCATCATCGCCCAATTTCCTATATATTTCATTCAATTCTTCGCTACCAAAATCAAATGAATCGGCTGAGCTGGCGGGTGGTGGGGGAACAAAACTATCGCTAGTGCTAGCCGACATCGTCTCGCTTGGAGGTGGCATTGGCGGTGTATAGCGAACGCTTTCAGAATCCTCTGATGATGTATCTACTTTACGTGGAATGCTGTCAGACGATATAGTACCATCGGGACTTGATCCAGGGCGATATTCTTCTGAATCCTCTGACGGCGTATCTACTTTAAATGGAATGCTGTCGGACGATATAGTTCCATCGGGCGCCGAGTCAGGACGATATTCCGACGATTCGGAATCCTCAAATGATGGAATATTTTGAGGCCCGCGCTTATTGGATTCTTTAGAGAACAACTTATCTATGGTTCGTTTGTACTCTCTCACGTATTGGTTAATATAATCATCTCCTTCTTTGCCTTTGCTACCCTGAAACTTTACCTCGTCATTTGTAACCTTGATAATGTTGTCTGAATAAGACATGGACATTAACGTATCCACGTTCTCATTGGTAATAATCCTCATTTGAATATTCATGACCTGTAATTCTTGAATTAATAGTTTCAAACTATAAGGAATGCGCAATATACTAAACGACCTGCCATATTGACTTACCATTTCCAATGTCATTTTTCCATCCATTGTGGTATGGAATTTCACTGGGCCATCCGCTCCAGGACTTAAGAAAATGTTCTGCGCAGGGTTATAAATCGCAATCATGCCCGTTTTATTGCAGACCGCCATATAATATTCGTCGCCGCGGACCAAAAACGACTCGGATAAAAACCCAGCAGCGCCATGCGAAATGATCGCGTCGCGCTCCATCTCTCCCACACGCAGACCACCATCATTTGCGCGACCTTGAACTGTTTGGCGTGTTAAGGCCGTTCGCGGTCCTCGGGCACGATAGTTAATCTTATCTTTGACCATGTGCTTTAATCTCATGTAATACGTGGGACCGATATAAATATCTGAACGCAGTTGTTCTCCCGTCATTCCATTATACAACAATTGATTTCCAGAGGAATGAAAACCCGCCTTTGCCAACATGTATCCGTATGTGTTAACGTTGGAACCCTTTGTGGTGAATGCCGTGCAATCTCCAAAACCACCATATGCGCAACACGCCTTTCCAAACATGCTTTCAATTAATTGGCCAATCGTCATACGACTTGGAATCGCGTGGGGATTAATAATCAAGTCGGGGCGAATTCCGTCTGCAGTAAATGGCATATCCTCCTCTGGAATAATCAAGCCAATCGTTCCCTTTTGTCCTGCTCGTGAAGCCATCTTATCACCAATACTCGGTATACGTTCTTCGCGAATACGAACCTTACCAATACGGAATCCCTCTTCACCTTCTGTTATAAAGGACTTATCAACATAACCGAGCTGACCCTTCTTCGGCGTCACCGAATTGTCGACATTGAGGTCTCCACTACTTGTAACCTTTCCAATCAACACCATTTTATCGTCCAACGGAGTATTTTCTTTTATCATACCCCACTTGTCCAAATGGCTATAATCATATCCTGCCTTGACCCCGGATACCTCCTTTTTCAATACATCTGTGAAATAAGCATTTGTTAATGTGCCGGCAACTTTGGTGCTTTCTTCGTGCGCTTCATACATGGAATAATACGTTGTTCTGAAAATACCGCGGTCGACCGCTCCCTGATTTATCAATATAGCGTCTTCTACGTTGTATCCAGTATACGACATGATTGCAACTATCGCATTCACACCATATGGCATTTGCTCTTTGTTGATAATTTCTAAATAACGCGACTTCAGCAAGGGGATTTGCCCGCAATTCAAGATCACACCCATCTTGTCAATTCGCATTTGATAATTTGAATGGTACATGGATACGGCCTGCTTACTTTGTCCGCACGAAAACGCATCACGCGCATACGGATTATTTTCTGGGTAAATAATCATGTTTCCCATGACACCCAATATTAACGACGGATGTATCTCCAAATGTGTGTAGTATTTGGATTTTTTCAATTCGTCTAGATAAATCGCAATGAGCGCTCCTTCTTCTTCGGAAGTATCTAAGAAATCAATCATTGCTCTGTATTTATTCAAGTCAATCTGGTCAGTATTATACAAGTCCTTAATCGTTGCGTATAATTTGTTGTTTCTAATATCAAAATTCTCGTCTGTTTTTTCTTTGAAACCAGCTACAAGCTGATTCCAAGACGCTTTACCGCTATTTATTTGGTCAATGAATTCCGCGCGATCATAGCTTGGTTTTTTGTCTTCAATATAATAAACTGGACGCGTCAATCGACCTGCATCAGTATACATGGATATTTCATTTTTCCCGTAGTCAAAACTAATACTCATGTAGGTCGGCAACACACCATTTCGTCGAAGAACCTTCAAAAGTTGAACGAGTTCTATCGGGTCGGCAATCACACCAATCCAATTTCCATTCACAATGATTTTTGTGTTTTGTGATAAATAAATTGGACTGCATTCTTGTAATATTTTCATTGGCGTATTTGCGCGCAGCCATTGAATTAGCGGATACGACGAAAATCCGCTGGTAATCTGCGTCACAATCGATAAATGCTTATGCAACCCAATATTACCACCATCAGGCGTATCGACTGGATCAATATAACCCCACTGCGATCCATGCAAATGACGCGGTCCAACCACCTTGGCGCTTGCATCCAACGGCAAATTCAACTTTCGCATCTGAGATATGAAAGAATTCCAGCTCAACCGATTTACGTCTTGTACCACACCAAGACGGCGCGTGCGTTCTTGCGATCCCCAATTTCCCTTGAATGCCTTGCGAAACCCTGCTTCAACGGAACGTTGCTTGAAAAAATCCCGATAGTTTGCCTCTATTAAATTGGAAAAATTGGTCTTGTATTCGCCCTGATGATAATAATATTCCTTGTCAATCGCCAACATGATTTCTTGCTTTTGAATCAAATAATACTCGCGGAACAAATCATAAATGAGCTTGCCCGTCTGCTCAATTCGTTTAAACTTGAAATTGTCGCGGTCAGTAGGTTTGTCTTCCTTGGTGGATACACGCAATAATCGATGCACCATGGTGCCTAAAAAATACGCCTTGTCTAAATAATTGTTGGTTCCCACGTGTGGGAGAAAATAATTCATCAATATCTCCAATACACTCGGAATGGATTGCCGTTTTGTGAAAGTAGCGATAAATTCCAACGCGGTTTTCTGGTCAAATATTTTGCATGCATCATGAACCGACGGAATAAACAAATCCACGTAGCTTGGATTTCTCTCTATATCTAATAAACAAGTTTCAATAATACGTTTGTCGCTGATTACACCTAGCGCTCTCATTAAAATAAATAAGGGAATCGGTTTACGAACATTGGGGACATCAACTACCAATTGATTGTTAGAGAGAACGGAAGACGGGGCGACCATTTTCACCGACGTAGTACGCATCGGTTTGGACGCGTCTTCTGAAACCGACCGAATCTCCGCAGAATAACTATACGTATCTTCGGGTTTATTTGCACGAACATAAAGCATATTGTCTGCAAAGGTTTCCTGGGGAATAATCAACTTTTCCTTTCCATCAATAATAAAATACCCGCCATAATCATTACGGCATTCGCCCATGTTGAAACACACTTCGGGAGAGAGCTTGTTCAAGATGCATAATTTTGATTTGAGCATAATTGGAAATCGCCCTAAATATATCTTTTCCAAAAGAACGGACTTGGTTTTTCTCTCTTTGGCCTCTTCGTCGTAATAAATAACATCAATTTCCACATCGTAATGTATCGTGGTTCCATAGGTCATATTGCGTAATCTGGCGTCGTTGGGATACATATAATGTGCGTGATTTGCGTCATATATAATCGGCTTTCCAAAGTATATTCTTGAACCATCCTTTCCGCCTAAATACAATAAACATTCGTTGCGCCCGCCGACCTTGTTGTCTTCCCCTTGACGCTCAATAAAACGCGCTGGATTATTTTCTTTAAAAATGCGATTAATTCCACCATCAAAGAAATCATTATACGATTCTAAATGATGTGCAACCAAACTACTTGGGTTGTTTTTAAAATAGGTATCGATGATTTTCCATGATATTGTTTCCATGTATATTATTATATGATAGTTATTTTTATATGAAATTCATAATATACAAGTATTTAGCCATGCTTGCAAATAATTCATTATCTTTTGTTATATATAATAATGAATCCTTATACTACTATTCCAGCACCTGGCCCAGGTGAAGATGCAACATTTACATTGGAGGTTTGGGAACAACATGATATGCCGCCAATCCTATATCTAGCAGAGGGTTGGACCACGATAGAAGAGCAAGCGTTTGTGGACAACCCAGATTTGGAAGAAATTCACATTCCACCATCTGTCGTTTCTATTCAAGAGGATGCGTTCAATGGTGCGATAAGCTTGCGTCAAGTAGAATTCGCACAAGATTCACTGCTTCATGGAGATCGTCTGTTTATTGGAGATGGCGTGTTTGCAGCTACTGAAGCTTTAAAAAGAATTAATATTCCAGCGAGAGTTACACACATTGGGGATCGTGCGTTTCATGGAGCAACTGGTTTAGAACAAATAACATTTGGGGAAGGTTCGCAACTTGAAATGATTGGATTTCAGACGTTCGCAAGCGCCACAGCTTTGCCAACGATTCGTATTCCAGCTTCAGTTATAGAGATTGGTGTTGAGGCATTCCATAATGCGACAAGCTTGACAGAAGTTACATTTGAAGAAGGTTCTCAACTCGAATTCATTGGAGATTCTGCGTTCTCTAACACGAGAGCTTTAGAAACAATTCAGATTCCAGCGGGCGTCGGTCATATTGGACAAGGAGCGTTTCGTAATGCGAGCTCTTTGCAAACGATTCGTATTCCAAGATTAGTCGAGACGCTTATGAGTTTTACGTTTGAGAATGCAACAAGCTTGAGAGAAGTGACATTTGAAGAAGGTTCTGAAATTATAAGCATTGGAGATGGTGCGTTCATGGGTGCAACAGCTTTGGAGACGATTAAGATTCCAGCGGAGGTCCAGGTCATTAGACAAGGTGCATTTCAAAACGCAACAGCTTTGCAAACGATTCGGATTCCAAGATTAGTCAGGGAGATTGGATATCAGGCGTTTGCTAATACGTCAAGCTTGAGAGAATTGATATTTGAAAAAAATTCTGAAATTACTCACATTGGTCATCAAGCATTTAGAGATAGTAGTTTACTCGTAGTATCTATAGGGGAAGCTGCTCTGGTTAGATTAAATACTGATCGTGCAAACAATAATATGCCACGTTTACGTTTTGGTAAAAATGATTTTTTTTATGGCAAGCGTGATGTTACAATTGTTTCTAGGACACAACAAATTAATACATTGGCGTTGAGTTTAAGCAAACCAAAGTATAAAACGCAGGGTTTTTTTTCAAAATTACTAGGTAAACCCAAAAAAAAAACGCGCGAAGCGATCCCTCAAGATTTGATAAGGAAGGTAGCGAGCCTCATTACGGACGAAGATGTAGAACCTAAATCTGGAAACACTCTATCGGATAGAGAATTTGCTAGAGCGACTGCCGAAGCTCATCCAGAAGAGATTGCTGCTGCAAATGCGCGAATCGCAGCAATAGACGCAGAGGAAGCAGCAAAAGCCGCAAAAGGCGGAGCGCGTAAATATAGAACAAGAAAACGAGGAATCCGTCGCAAGAGCAGAAAAGTGTCGGGTACCCGAAGAATGCAGAAACGCAGAAGAACAATGAAACGCAAATAGAATGCGGCTTTTATGAAATATATAATAAATAATACAAGTATTTGTGAATTTTACAAATACTTGAATATGTGATTATTTATCACATCTCTGTTTAAATAGAATAATAATTACAATAAAATTCTTTTTCCCAATCAATAAATTTGGATAGCCATTGTATTTCCCCGTGCGTCGATACTGCAGGAATACAAGATACTAGCTTTCTATTAGATTTTATTAATTCGCAAAACATATTAAAATCATGTGGATGAGTTCCAGAACAATGTTTTTCAATGATTTTATAATCTTCTTTGATTGTTTTTACACTGGCTGCAAATGTCATACAACAACTATTGGTTAGTTTCCAATGACTATTATCTGTTATTAGTACACGTGTTAACTCACCGCCCTCTGAAATAAATGGGTTAGGGCCACCTTCATTATGATTTATATATTTATCGGGATGATCATATCCTGAAGAATAATGTGCAATGCTTAAACCTTCCTCTATGATTTTAGGCGCCCGTTTTGTATAAATGTAATCATCTTCTGCAAAATATATTTTTTCATCATCTGGAAACGTGTTGCGTGCAAAATTAACTAAATACATAAAGGACTGACCATTTGACAAAAATGTCCGTGTTAATTTGGTTGAATCAATATGTTTCTGTAAAAAGTCATAGGTATCTTCTGAAACATTATCTGCAAAAACATAAATATCATAACCTTTAAAAATTTTCAAAAAATGTAGAAGAATACCCTTTTTTGTTACATAATTTGGTTTTAGTTTATTATATCCACTATCGCTAATACGATATAAAATTTTCATATTATAATATAATAACTATTTAGTTTTTATATTATATTTAATTTTTATAATATTTTATGATAAAAATCTATAGATCACGATCATTTACTTCCGTCTAGTGTGTCGTTTATTGGCAGGCCCCGCGCGCTTTTTAATGGTCTTTGCATTGCTACCGATTTTGCCCGTATAAATCGTAAAATTGGTCCAAGGTTGTTCGGGGCGGTCTTTTAACCAGGGTCTCAAGTAATCAAATTGCCTGTGTTGGTCGCAATACTCATCCTTAATAAACGGAATTCCACACGACGATCCCCATCTCATAGAAAATGACATATTCATCGCCATGGTTGTATCCACAACGGCGCCATCAACGGCACCTCTCGGTTGATAGGGTTTTGGTCGGTCCGCTTGCGACATGTATTCGCGTTTATCCAAGTCATAATGAGAGCAAATCGTGCGCGAGCAGGGGTTTTCCTTGTCCAAATACACATCAAAGTGGTCTGAAATAATCATCTTTGCTATCTCAATGTTAATCTTTCCCTTGTGCTTGTCAATCATATCGGGAAGACGCACTTGACGCGCGCCCTGGTGACGACGAATATCGCAATAACCGCTATTCGTGCACTCTAAATTACGAATTCTTGGGTCAAATGCGACATTGCACCCAAAATAATAGCCGTTCTTCGTCCGTTTAATGTCGTGATATTTGAGTCCTAGTTCAATAACCATGATTTCATTCGTGTTTGTATCACCAAACATCCAACTACAAGCATAGTCGCCAGAGTTTCCGTGCATTAAAATTTGGACATAGTCGTCTAGTGTATCTCCATACTGCATCGCCTGACGAATACGACAAAAAATCGGCAAGTTATTTTGAAACTTGTTGTATCCACCAATCGTGGTTTCCGTCCCGATGATTCCCTTGCTAGTAACAAAAAAATCACTACTGCTCCATACATAACAAGGCAACGCTTGCATTAACATACGATGTCCCTTGTTCGGATTAATATCCAAAATTATATTATAATATTGGCCGTCAACAAAGGTAATAAAGCTGTTGTGCGCGCACACTATTTTACCATCTGTGGTATAATCGCCATTTGCAATGAATGCACTACAATGGTCAGATGCACCACCACCTTCCTTTGCACCAACCGAATGGTCATCGCGCTCATCGGCGGAAGGGCGCCAATAACCAAGCAAGGTAATGGAGTTATTCCACGCAATCATTTCGTCTAAACTAATTTTAGTACCAGCAGCATTGCACCCTTCAGTTAAACCCTGCATCTCTTCATAAATCTCTGGAAACATATCAATGATTTTTTGTGTGAACTCGTGTTTACACACATCAATATAATACTCCCAATTCACACCAGTGTCCTGAAATATGTTGAATCTTAACATGGCTTGAATTTCTTTCATTTCTTTTGCCGCTAAATATCCATGGGCATAACCGCGTTCTCTCGGGGTTCCTTTTATGGAAATGTATTTCCAACCATTTAATTCATACGAAATGCCGTTTTTTACAGACTGCATCTTATCTTATATTATAAATATATTTAAAATTCATTACTTGAATATATTTATTTATTTATTTACACATTCATTTACATTTTATGCAACATTACTAGACCCAATATTATAAATGCGAATATGAATGGCAATAAAACAAGCAACCACGATATAGTCGAGTGTCCATCTTTGCATATCAAATTGAGGATCCACGTCCAAAATAATATGTATATTAACTTAGCGGCTAAAAGTAATAGCGTATTGGGAACATTACACGAAAACGTGCCTAAATTAAATTTTTTATTGTTTCCTACATTTTGAAACATTAGAATAAGCAAACCGAACATAGATATTATAAAATAAAACGCAGCTGGCGTACATAGCTCATTTAATTTTCTTGGGAAAGGTGCCATGTTTATGAAATATACAAAGATAAAAAGATAAAATATATTTATCCGACTTTGAGATAATTCAAATTATCTTGCGCAGTTCTTCCAAAAAACATTTGGTCTTTGTAAGGTAATGGGCTTGGCAACGAAGGGTCGCCGTTCCATGCTCTGTACGCATTCGTAAGATCTGTTCCCATTTGTGAAAAAACACCGAAATCGCCGCCTCTCATTCTTCGTTTGGTTAATTTTCGGCCTTTTTGTTGGCGGCGACGGCCACCTCCCAATACTATTGGGCCTTGTGGAATATAGACCGCCTGCTCGTCTACAGGATTCATCTCAGGTTGGACGTCATAAGAATTATGTGCTAAATGACTGCCATCATGTGGGGCAGATACCCCAGGCCATTGGGAGATTTGTGGACCCCACGGCGCTCCTACAAAAGATGGTTGGATGGCAGCATCGACATTTAGAGGAGCTAGCGGAGATGGTATATTCACATAGTCGCCACCTTTTTGGATGCCAGGATAAGCATAATGAGGGTTTAATACGCTAGGAACAACTCCATTGGTGGAATATGCAAGCGGTACGTCTGCAGTTCCACCGCGTTTACCTCTACCTCTCCGTGTGGATTTCCCGCAGCCACATTTACGGCCACACATCGGACACATTCCATTCTTACTACATTTGCAATGACACATTGCACAAACCATGGAACGTCTTGATGAACAACCACGCATTCTCCATACTTTTTGTGATCGACGACGGCGGGATTTTAACGACGAATTTCTACGTTTACTTTTCTTCATATTCTTCATATATATATTCAAAAGAAATAAATATGAACATTCACTTAATTTTTATATGAACCAACCACAGGCACGCACATTTTATTCAATATCAACATGTGTCAACATATGACGACGGCAACACATCTTTGTAAGCCCCATTTCATCCAAGACATGGCCTTCGTGGGTCTTTTCATGGTACTCTTTTGTTAAATACAATACTTTGTCTACTTCAATATTATCCATCTTTTTGTCTGAGAGTTTTCTTTTACGCACTTCTTCTAAATAATATCTGTATTTGTTCGCAAGAACATTTCCGCAAGTAAAACATTTAATTGGGATAATCATCGCACTTCTATATTATATCATGTATTTTTTATATATTTAAATCAATTTTATTTGAAATTGCAAAATCAACCAGACAGGATTTTGGCTGAAAAGCGATTTATTTAGGGCACTTGTTTCCATAACACTTATTTTGGTAGTAGTAATAATCTAAATTGGGTGAATATATTGCACCATTCTGTCCACCCGCCTCGCATTTCTTATTACTTGTAAACACACAACACCCTACTTGCTTGCAGTTAAATTCTGTTAAATTGTTGCATTGTTTATTTAAAGCGTCGATGGAAGTATTAGAATTACAAAAACTATTGTACGGATCTAACTTTAGGCCAGACATTTCTTGCGTTGTTTCCAACTGACTATATATGTCCCAACTTCCTTGGTCCATAGAACCAAGATATCCAGGGGGCGGGCCTGTAGGTTGAGGAGGAGGCGGAGGCGGAGCAGGTGGTTCACCTGACAATGCAGCACGAACTTGTGGAGGTAATGGAGCTTGTGCTATCGCATTTTGTATAGAAGGTTTATTTCCCATTATACTATTACTACAAAATAAATCTATACATATATTATATATGGCGCGTAAAACACGTAGAAATCGTTCTATGAAAAAGGGAAAAATCTCCAAGAAGTTGTCTAAAATGGCTAGTAAAACTGCAAGGGTTGGTAAAAATTTTATTAAAAAGAGCGCAAGCGTTATTCAGACACAAACAGAAAAACTAGGGTCGGATGTTTCCTATCTTGCGAAAAAATCGGCACCAGTCGTACAAAAGGGTTTAGAAGGTATTTTTGATACTTTAAAGACGGGCGCAAAATATACTTTAAACAAGGCATCTAGCGCGACACGTTCAATCGCAAAATCGGTTCGTCGTCGTCGCAGTCGTTCTCGCAAAAGCCGTAAATAAAAATGTGTATTATACACGACCAAAATCGTCCTCATACCGAATAATGTCATCCTCGCCCAAGTAGTCGCCAATTTGCGTCTCTACAAACTCCAATAATTAATTTAATTTATACTTTTTATAAATTAAATATGATTATAAGGTTATATTTTTTATTTAGTTATGAACTTATTCTTATTTATTACTAAAATTCATATAAATATTGCGGGTCATTCGTTAATCTATCAATATTCCAATTTGTAATTGGTTGGTTGAATTCAAGTGCTTTACTAAACATGCCCTTCATATTGGTCACGTTTGATACATTCCAATCCCCAATAGCTTGGTTGAAGACATCTGCCATACTAAACATGAAAGCCATGTTGGTAACATTGGATACTTCCCAATTCCCAATCGGTTCATTGAAGGAATGGGCACAACAAAACATGTGATTCATCTTGGTGACCTTGGATACATTCCAATTTTTAATAGGTTGATTGAACACCTTTGCACCAAAAAACATGCTATCCATGTCGGTAACCTTGGACACGTCCCAATCCCCAATCGGTTGATTGAAGGAATGGGCACACATAAACATGCTCGTCATGTCAGTAACATTTGACACGTTCCAATTCCCAATAGGGCGGTTGAATCCACTTGTTCCGTAAAATATGTAACTCATGTTAGTAACATTTGACACGTTCCAGCAACTAATGTCATCATTGAACCCTGCCTTGTCCATGAACAACCTACTCATGTCATCATTGAACTCTATCTTGTCCATGAACAGCTTACTCATGTCCGTCACACTGGACACATCCCAATCACTTATATGACCATATTTTTCTTCGGCTTCAGCACGATTACTGCACCAGAGATTTACGGCTATTCTAATATCATCATTGGTTCTCCACTGCTTCTTACTTTGCATCATTGGTCTAAAAATAACCCATAGAAAATCTGGTTGGATGAATCCGATTCGAATTCCTCTACTACATTTTTCTTTTCTTATGCGATAGAGCCAATGCAATATATAAAAATTCTCTTCAGTAAAGAAGTTTGACTCTTTAGCTCTTACTAAACTATAAATTATATTTTTGTATGGTTCCGACATTGAAACGATTTTAGTTTTTTTATTAGAAACATTCATTGTAGTCATATTACATTTTTTGTTAGAAAAAAAATTGGCAAAAACACCACATTACTAATAAATTTCTCTTTATACACGACCAAAATCGTCTTCATACCGAATAATGTCATCCTCGCCCAAGTAGTTACCAATTTGCGTCTCTACAAACTCCAATAATTCTTCTCCAATGTTTTCTATTCTATGTAGCGTCTTCTTAGGAATATATACGTGTTGATTCGCATGTAGAATCAACAGGTCATGCCCCACCTGCACCTTTGCGTTGCCCTTTACAACCACCCAGTGCTCACTTCTCTCTTCATGGCTTTGTAGAGACAACTTTTTGCCAGGATATACTGCAATTCGCTTGACTTTAAATCCGCTAGCGTCGTTGCCCTCTATGTTACAATACCAGCCCCATGGCCGATAAACTTTTGCGTGGCAAATTCGTTCAATGCGATTCTGCGCTTTTAGTATGTTTACTACATGTTTCACATCTTGCGATTTATTTTTGTCGCAAATCAGTAATGCATCCCGTGTATTCACGACAACTAAATTGTCCACACCGACCAATGCTACCATCGCATTTTCCGTTTCAACGTAGCTGTTATTCGTGTCATGCAATATAACATCTCCCTTTACTATGTTATTAGTATGCTTTGTATACGGCTGAATATCTTCACCACCCTGCAACAAGAGCTCATACAATGACTTGAACGACCCAACATCGCACCACAAATGTTTGTACGGAATCGTTATACCTTTCACGGAGTTGTTGTCCTTGTCTTTGCATAACCTTTCCATAATTGCGTAATCAATTGAAATGGGGCTGCATTTGATGAATGTCTCTTTAGATAAATGTAGAATTCCCCTAATCGTCTGCGAACACTCTAACGTTGCTTTGCACCAGGATAGTGTGTCTGGTGCAAATTTAGCATAGCATTCTAGCATGTCCTTGGTTCTAAATAAAAATACGCCTGCATTCCAATAGTAGTTTCCAGCCGCAACATATTTACACGCAGTTTCATAATTGGGTTTTTCTACAAATTCAATCGTTGCATTCGTAGCTATATCGGTTTTAATGTATCCATATCCTGTTTCTGGGCAGGTAGGAGTAATACCGAACGTAACTATGTTATTCTTGCAATGAGGAAGGCCTGCTTGAACCGATTCTATGAATTTATCATCGTCAAATACATGGTCGCACGGCACAATTAAAGTGGTCTCGTCTGGGTTGCTTAATAGAGCCGCAATTGCGACTGCTGGAGCAGTATCGCGTCCCATCGGTTCGGCTACTATGGTTGTCTGAACAGGGGTCGGCAATCCTAAATCATTAATTTGAGTTTGGACCAAAAAAGCATGCTCAATATTACAAATAATAGTAAACCGAATCGTCAAGAGCGCGCTTAATTTATTAAAACGCAAAATTGTATTTTGGAGCATTGTGAATTCATTTACAAGAGGCAACAATTGTTTGGGCAATTTCTCTCTAGATAGCGGCCAAAGTCTTGAACCAGACCCCCCACATAAAATAACGCAGTTTATCATATTATGTTATTTGATGCCTTGATATTTTTAAATTATAACAATATAAATAATATATACATACATATATTATGGGCATTTTTATACCAAATACTATTAATAATTTTATTCCGTTGTCTGGTGCTCTTATTGGAGCATACAAAGGGTATACTTATGCGGTTGGACAAAGAAATAAAAGCTGGGGTGTGCATTCAACACACGTGCCATTAAATGCAGGATATATCGGATATTTTGCCCTCTTTGGATTTAGTGTTGGATATATTGTATCTAAAATTGTTTGATTTAATCCTCATGCGCGCAATTCTGTGGAGCGTTTAATATAGCTCGGTAGAGCACAAATATTGTAATAACCATCAGATATAATATACATGATACGCCTGCTACGATGAAGTCAATCATGTTCTTATTATTGTGTATTTATCGATATAATACATAATAATATCATTTTTATATTCTATTCTCAATATTTTGTTCTTCTTTGTGTTTTACGAGGTCTTCGTTTTTTAAGAGTTCGACCACGTTTCGTTTTACTACGCATTTTGCGTCGCCTTTTATTCGTTGCACCGCCTTTTCCCCTATGTCTTGCCATAATTTCGTTGATTTCTGCGGCTGTTTCCCTGCGGATTTGGTCGTCTTCGTTTATTTCTGCAGCTATTTGAGCTTCTAGGATTCGTTTTTCGTCGTTTAAACGATCTATCTCGCCTTGACGATTCACTACTTCAATCCTGTTCCTATGTATTTCCTTTGGTAAAGCATCTGATATAAATATATTTGTGTTGGGTGCCTTTGGTAATTTTGAAGCAGGGTTTAGCTTCGTTGTATAAGATCTATTAAATGCTTGAATTATTCCGTTCAAAGACATGATCTCGTAGTTTATCTCAGATAGACGTCTCTTTCTTTGCTGATTTCTTTCCGCGATATCGCGCTCAATTTCTGCTGTAATTTCTGCTACTTTTTCAGAATCTGTTTTTCCTTTAAATAATTTACCAAAATATTCCATATATAATTGTTATAGATTATAAAATTTTGCCGTTTTTTTGTTTGCGTAATATATAATGCCGTGTTGCTCAATTAGCTGTATGATATCTGCGGTATTTGTCATTGGAATGATATATTTTTATCAGATGACAGACAAGAGCGCAATAGTGAAGCAGTATAAAGATTTTTTGTCTCCTCAATTGCAAAAATTATATGGAAAAATATCACAAGAGAGAAGGTCTATTAGCTACTATGGCTACGGGCTTGGGTTCCTACTTTCTCTCTGCCTCATCTTTTATTATATAAAAATTAAGAAGGTGAAAATGAGTGGGAGCGCCTTGGTGTGCATGGCTGCGGCAACTACTTTCCTGGTCCATTACTTCTACTACATGTTATCGCCCAAATCTGATTGGATGTTGAATCACATGAAAAAACAAGAGGAAATAAACGCGTGGCTTCAAATGTACAAGGCCATGCAATATAATTACCACATGGGGATGGCGCTTGGAATAATCGCCGTCGCTATATTTGCGGCAGCATTTAGATGCTAAACTGGCATCCATCAACCAGCAAAAAACAGAATTTACATTATATTCGCGTCTTTTTATGGTCCTATCCTCTAATTTTTATACAACTTCTTCGGTTTTTGAATAAGGTTTATACATACAAAGTGTGCCTACACGCGCACAAAGCGGACACACGCTATAATTGCTTTCAACGCCAATAATATCGCATGCGGCGTGTACAAATATCTTACAATGAACACATTGCAATCGTGTATTGTAGATGCCAACTTTGTTCTTGCAAATACAACATTCATTATAATTCACCTGTTGGGTCGTACTTGCGTTATATATAATATTTCCCATTTTTTGATAGTACCTGTGTTGAATTCATGAAAAACTATTCAATTATTTTATAAAATATGTGCTTACATGGCATATTTTATAAAATCATAACCCTCGTCGGAGTTAACGCCGTCGTCTTGTGTTCTTGCGAGACCTATATTTGCGTTTCATTGTCCTTTTTCGTTGTCCAGCTCGCTGTGTGATTTTTCGCGGTCGTCTTTTTAGTTTGCGTGTTTTTCTGATTTGTCTTCTTCTGCCGCCTGCTGTTTTCACTTTATTTTTTACCATGTAACCACTCTGAGCCCTCATAGCCCTGTCTTCCTTTTGTTTTCTCACCTCCTGTCTTCTCTCCTCATCCTCTTTCGCCTCTAGTATTTTCAGCTCGGCATCCGTGAGCTTTCTACTTTCTGGGCGCCTTCTTTTCGGCCCCGCCGTATTCTGCCCCGCCATATTCCGTTCACTTGATGCAAAAGTAGCAGCGTTGGAACTCTGTGCCCTCACATCCCTCGCTATATTTTGTTGTATTACCATCTTTATTTTCTCATTTTCCTCTAGTATTTTCAGCTCGGCATCCGTGAGCTTTCTACTGACTGAGCGCCTTCTCTTCCACCCCGCCGTATTCTGCCCCGCCATATTCCGTTCACTTGATGCAAAAGTAGCAGCGTTGGAACTCTGTGCCCGACCAGTTGAGACCGATGACTGATTATCTTTCTGCGCACCAAGTGAGTTTGTCCCTGGATTTTCCCTATTCAGTTCCCATCGCTCCAGCTGTATCAGCGCTCCCGCCGGTCTCCTTTCCACCTTTGACAAAGTGTTAAGCTCGTCCAAATAATTATTCAAATAATTTCTTACCTCTGTCCAGGATTCTTTGTTGGGTAAATCTGGATAATTTAGTATAGTCATGACCTTATTATTAATTTCAGTCAATACGCGAATATAACCATTTAATTTACGCAATATTTGGTCTCTAGTAAAATCTGATACAGGAGGACTTTTTAGGCATTTACCTATTATATCGAGTGTATTTGGACCGCTTGCGTAAGTAAGTGTATTTCTTAAAATTGTAATAATTCTGTCTAAAAATCTGGGTAAACGATTCTTGAATAGTTTGTGTGGCCAAATATCATCACTCGGTGTTTCGTGAGGAGGATTAAAATCTTTATTGAATTCAGATGCGTCCGTAATATCATTGTTATAAAAATTTGCCCCCTGTGCCAACAAATTTGCTTGTTCCTTTATACGATTTGTTATACGATTTGATGGATCCGTTGTACCTTTTTTGTCGTTCATGTTTATTAAAGCATCTTTAAGTATGCGCAATATCATACGATTTTGTGTTTCTCCTGATTCGTCTCTAATTTCTTCACTAAACTTGTGTAATAACTTCATTTGATTTACTATGCGGTCTTCTAACTCAGTTAAATTTGTCTGTTTCAATCCAAGCGTAATTTGCGGTATCTCTGCTTGACTAAAAGCTGGTTTTATTTGCATATGTTTCCATTTGGGGTTATATTCACTAGGTTGCGCACCAGCTAAATGTTGTTTGACTATATTATAGTATTTGTCTACATTCTTCATATCATCCAAGTCATGATCGCATTTTATCTGATTACATACATGATGTGCATAGGCAAACTCATGGAGATACGCACGCAATAATTTCGTAAATTTGGCATAATCCTCATTCTCACTTGTGATGCCAGTATCTTTTTTAAATTGCTCTATTATATCATCATACATTCTCTTCAATTCAGTTTCATCAATAGAACGCATATTTACAGCATAGTAGTAATCTGAAAGTTTCTTCTTAAACTCAGTGTCTGCAACCTTGTTGACATAGTATCTCCATTCTTCCAACTCTTTGGGATACAGCGAATAAATATAAGCAAATATTGCATAAAATTCACCACATTTCATTCGGTGTTCCATTTCAGCTTGTCCTCCAGCTACAAGTTGGCCTGTACACAAATAACATAGAGATCCATAACTTTTAGCCATGTTGGTGATATCGTTTCCCCAAATTTCTCTCATTTGTTGTTCATTGGATTTCCCTCGAGAACCAATCTCTCGTGCGGATCCGAATTGCTCATCAAACATAATTCGTGCGATTATTTGACATGCTTTTGTGCTTTTTCCGTTTTGAATAAAATCTGATATATCAACATTTGCAGCATTAAGTGCCGCAGATAGTGCAGTAGTATCCATATCGCTAAGAGCATTACTGAGCTCTGCGATGGATTGACTATAAGATTCGCTGTAATTTGTTGCGGATGCTCTGCTGATGACATCAATCGCCCATTTCTTCCCCTCATCAGGGGTCTCTTCATCTGAGCTATCGTTTTCTTGTAAGGTACCAAGTGTACTAGTTGTTTTTGCTAGTGCGTCCTTTAACTCTGCCTCCGTCAGAGGACGTCTCGTTTCCGAACCAGGAACAATCTGTATTCTGGTCTGCGCGGGTGATTGATCAGGTGTTATTTGTCCATCCGAATTTTGTGTTAAATTACCCTGTGATGATCCAGGACTACTGGGATATGGTAATATATATTCAGGTATTCCCGCCCGAAATTTTGTTTCTGGATTAGTATATGTTTCATTTTCTTTGTCTTGTTCATCATATCCTACAAGCAATTTAAACCACCCCTTTGCACAATTATAAATATAATTAATATTATTAATAATACCTGTACCTGTATCAACTTTTTCTTTCTCCATTATATAATATTATATATTACGTAGATAATATATAATCGTCTCCAAATACCTAAACACCCCACCATTATTTATATTTTTAACCAACAAGGAAAATAAATACAATCCTTCCAACTTCATGACCCCGCATTTAAAGCGCATATCGCGGCGCCCTTATTTGTGCGTCGCTTGACATGTTCCGTCTTCTCTTGGTGCATCATATCATGACACATTTCGCACAACGTCATCAAATTGGCTACATGATTCTTGTGAAAAACTGACCCATTTGACGCATGAATTATGCCGTTGCTGTCCGCATTTGACTGATGTTGTAAATGATGGACCTCGGCTCCCATATGAGCCCCACATTTCTCACACAATCCTATCACCTTTTTCGCGTTGAAATGAGACGTTTTTAAAGAGAGAATAGACGCGGTCTCGGGATTATATTTCATTCGGATGGAATGCGCCTGCTCCATAAATGCCTGCGGTAAATTCAAGGATTTACACACTTCCAGCCCATACGTATTGGTGCCAGAGCCATCCTTGAGCTTTCTGTCGTACACAAGTGTATCCGTTTCCTTGTTGTAGATCACCGCCATATGCTTTAAGGCCAGACGCTTCATCTCACATATCTCTGTATAATTCACAATCTCGTGCAAGTGCGTCGCAAAAATAAAACTGCTTTGGACGTGGTGCATTAGCTGTATTCCAGCGACAAAAATGCTTATCGCCGAGATACTTTCTGTCCCCGAGCAGAGTTCGTCGCCCAAAATCAAACTATTCTTATCTGCCATCAACAAAATATTTCTTAATTCGGACATCTCCACTGCAAATGTAGAGAGACCCTTGAATATATTATCATTTCCCAAAATTCGCGTAAAAATGGAGGTATATGGCTTGTAGCACATGCGAGATGCCGAGACGTATAATCCTGCTTGGGCCATGATGACCGCAATCCCGATGGCACGAATAAAACTGGTTTTGCCTACTGCGTTTGTCCCGTACAATAAAATGCCGTCGGTGCCTGCGGTGCCATCTGACTCTCCCGTTTCTTTACCCAAGATGATATTGTTCGCGACATAAATCTCATTCTGCTGTAAATTCTCAATCAAACAATGACGCAAATCCTTGATATCCAAAAACGCCTTGGGAGCACCTTCCTCAATTTCGGGTTTGCATAAATGATAACGATTCACTATCGCCGTTTTTGCATACAACACATCAACGTAGGTTGCAAACTGGCACAATATATCCAGATCGTTCAAGAAACCTTCCGCCTTCTCCATGCACTCCAAATATATCTTGGAAACAGCGTCTTTTAATTGCCCCTTGATACTGGTAATCGTCCTACATAACGAATTCAGTTGAGGCGATGAGATGTTATTGTTTGCCGCTGTTTGCGCGTTGAATTCCACCACGTTTTTCATATTGTCCAAGGTGAATGTATTCTCCTTTTGATTGAACGACGATACAAATTTCAATTCAACCGACGCATTCGGCAACGCGGCCAATAACAGCGTTGAACGGCGTTTGGTGGTAATCAAACTGAACTGGTTCTTTTCGGTTTCGTGGATTTTGATGTACTCTGTCGCAGTTTTTGACTTCTTTTCGGCGGAGGCGACCAAGTCATTCAAATAAGCGTGTATAGAGTTCAACTTATCTACTGACTCTAGATAGATTTGTGAGAGTTCGTCCAACATAATACTGACGCCTTGTTGAATAAAATTCACGTCGAAATTCCGTACGTCGTCAATGTCCTTGCATAATTCCAAGTCGAAACTTTTGTGCAAGAAGGCCTCAATGTTTTTGCAATACTGGGAGACGTTTTCGAAATTGGGACCAATCTTGTTTCGCAAATATGCCGACAGACGCGCGTCTTTGGATACAAAGCTTTGCATGGCTTGGATGGTTTTAAGATTATCGGAAAGCTGGTAGAATATTTTTGGACTGATTTTTCGCAGGATGATTTGACGCGACCACTTTGAAATGTCTTGTATGTCGTCCAACAAGGCGTATAATTTGTTGTAGGGGTAATTATTTGCCAACAAATATTCTGTAATGTCGTATTCAGCTTGTAATTTTGCGCTATTTGAAATGGGGTTCAAGCAGACGGAATGAAACTCGCGCTTTCCCATGGGTGTAATGCAGATGTTTAACATTTTCAGTACGGAGGAATATTTGCCGTGGAATGAATTGTCGTCGATGATGTTGAGTTGTTTCAATGAGTGGTTCGCCAAGATGAGACGTTCAGAGATATTTTCAAAAATGGGTTCGCTGATTTTATTCACTAGGAAGGGGTTGTGTTGAAACACGAAATCTAACAAGAAACACAGCGACTGAATGGATGACGTGTTTTCGTAGCAGAGTTGAATAAACTGATTAAAATCCATTTTTGGATAGAAGCGTTGAAGAATCTCTTTTTGATAGGTCTGCTTTTCGCACTTCTTTGCCATCATTTCGTGTTTTGCGCTGGGTTCTTTGTCTGCGTCGCTGTCCCCCAAAAAGACCTTGTGTATAGAACGACTTTCAATATTTGCATACTGAATGACTTCCTCCACCTCGTGGGCAGAGAGATTGGTTATAATGATAATTTCATTTGGATTGTATATGGAGATGAAACGCTCTAGTTCGTCGTACGTTATCGGGTTTTTCTTGGCGTACATTTCGGAGAATTGAAACACATTGGTCTTGCCAGTGAAAATATCTATGTTCGCCATGCCGACGTCGATTCGTTTCCCGCGAAGAATCTTCATTTTGGGTTCAAAATATTCTATCCAAAGGCACATGGTATTGTTTGTAAGAATGGTTGGGTCATTTGAAAAATACGTACCTGGAGAGAAAATGCCCGCCAAACTACGCGTAATATTTTTCTCTTGTTCGTCTTGAACGTACACGATGGCGGTAAACCCAGCAGCTTGAATCTTGTTCAGGTATTTCTCAATAAAATTCTCCTTGAACCCCGCCATAATGACCGAATCTTGTCCGATACAAGTATTTTTATTTGCAATGTTCAAATCACAAATGCGAGAGAACTCGTGGATGGAACTAGCAGCAGTATTCTTTTTTGTTCCGTAAACCTCGAAAAAGGCACCGACTTGCATTAAGACGATGGTATTTTCGCCATAAATTGCCTTGTATTTGGTAGTTAATTCAAAATATTCTTCTACTAGTAGAACCATGCGATAAAGTATAGGATATATTAATATTATATCATATGTTTAGATTGGTTTGGATAATTATTAGAGAACTATTAAAAAGTATTGAATATTTAACGAAAATTATATTAAATATAATAAAATAATTATATTATGGTGAACACGCTTTTAGAATATGTATGGATTGATGGAAAAAATAATGTAAGAAGCAAGACGCGTGTTATGAAAGGAAGAATAATCAGTATTCAGGAGGCGCCTAATTGGAATTATGACGGAAGTTCTACATACCAGGCAAGTGGGCGGGAATCGGAAATTATTTTGAAGCCGTGTCGTATATTTGATTACGATTTTTCTGATAGTGCTTACATTAGCGCGACCCAGCCCGATTCTTGTATTTATCACAAATTAGTGTTGTGTGAAACCTTCTTACCGAATGGTGAACCGACAAAACATAATCATCGCGACGCCGCTGTGAAAATTTTCAATCAGGCCTTAGAAGAGGAACCATGGTTTGGACTGGAGCAAGAATATTTCATGTTTGATAGGGGTACGAATCTGCCGTTGGGATTTCCGCAACACGATAATGCTGAACAAGGACAATATTATTGCAGCGCTGGCGCGGAGAATACATTTGGACGCAATCTTGCAGAAGAACACCTTCGTGTATGTTTAATGGCTGGAATACAGATTTGCGGAATCAATGCGGAAGTAGCGCCAGGACAATGGGAATTTCAGATTGGTCCCTGTGCGGGTATTGAACAAGGCGACCATTTATGGATGGCACGATATTTATTGCACAAGTTGTCGGAAAAGTATGATATTGTTATTGATTTGAACCCTAAACCATTACTTACTAGATGGAGGATTCCTTCGTTTAATAAATGGAATGGCTCTGGATGTCATGCCAATTTTAGCACAAAAAAAATGCGCGAGGGTGGAGACAATAAGACGGGACTTGAGCACATTGATGAGGCAATTGTAAGATTATCGCATAAACATGCGGAACACATGGAAGTATATGGCGAAGATAATCGTCTCCGAATGACAGGTGAATGCGAGACCGCCTCGTATGATGTATTTACTGATGGTATTGCCAATCGTGGCGCGTCCATAAGAAGGGGAAACGAGACCATAAAAAACCAATGCGGCTATTTTGAAGACAGACGTCCTGCTGCAAATTGCGATCCGTATCTAGTTACTAGCAAAATGTTTGCAACTTGTATGAATTTATAAGAGTTGAACGTTGATGTAATAATTTTTCTTGATTGCGAAAAATCTAAAATAATTATATTTTATGTTTATATATTATAGGTAAAAATATATAAACATTTATTTATAAATAATATATAATGAGTATAACTGCAGTGCTAACTTTATATAAAAGACCGCATACATTGATAGAACAATTGTATGCTGTTCAGAATCAATCAGTGCCGCCAGAAAATATTATTATTTGGAAAAATTATGCAGAAGGTGTTGTCATGCCAGAAATTCCAATAGAATTAAAAAAGAATGTTATTATTATTGATTCCTCAAAAAATTTTGGTGTTTGGGCGCGATTTACTATAGGTTTATTGGTAAATAGTAAATATACATGTGTATTCGATGATGATACTATACCTGGATTGGACTGGTTCAAAAATTGCATTGAAACTATGAAAACCCATCGCGGATTATTAGGAACTATAGGACTGCGTTTTTTAAAAGGGAATTCATATACTACTCACCCCCGCATAGGTTGGGATGGGCCCAACGATACACCTCAACAAGTAGATATAGTTGGTCACGCTTGGTTTTTTGAAACAACTTGGTTATCTTATTTGTGGCAATATAAGCCAAATTATAATAATATGTTAGTTTCTGGAGAAGACATAGGATTTTCGTATTGCCTTCAAAAATGTGGTATAAATACATATGTTCCTCCACATCCTCAAAACAATATAAATATGTGGGGCAGTAATCGTGAAAAAGCAAATGCATATGGTTCCGATAGTAATGCAACGTGGCTGCAGCCAGGTAATATGGGTAAATTTGACAGCGCATTAAAGCATTTCATAAGTTTGGGGTTTGTGACAATGAATAATCGTTAATTTGCGTTATATATGATTTATATTATACAATACATAATATAAAATGACTACACTTTCTGGAAATATGTCTGAACATTTAGAACAAATTATTCAAAAAATTAACAACGCAGAGCATTTTGGTGTTATTAGACCAAGCGATGGTGAATATTTAATTTTGGAGAATCACACTTTTACAGCACAAAGAGGCGATGATTGGACAAATAAATCAAATGGAGTTTTGAGAGTACAACTATTAAATGCAGTAAAAACGATTCATTCAAATTTATATATTGGTATACCATGCAATACTTGTGGCCATAATCCTGATAATATGTATGACAATTATATTAATAAATACCAAGTTCAAAAATCGCAATTGACGTATGCAAATGTGTTTTGTAATTCAAATTGGAAAAGATTTACTGATTTTTTGAAATCATATAATAAAGGGTTTTATTTGATAACAACTGGAACAAAAAAATGTGAATTTCCAATTAAAGAGAGATTTTATGTGGATAAATTTTTAGTAAATAATTGGGACAATGTTTGGGAAGGTGAGACAAATCGTATATTAGAATATGTTAAAGATAAAACCAACGAAGTTATTTGCTTTGCATCGGGACCAATGACAAAAATTTGGATACCCAAGTGCATGGAACTAAATCCAAACAATATATATTTAGATATAGGATCTGTTCTGGACTATTACACAAAGGGCACTGAACACGCACGTCCTTATACAAATTTAAATACGCATTATAGTAGAGAATGTTGTTCGTTTAAAAGATAAATATGTTGTGTAAACTAAATATATAATATGTATTTAATTTGTTTCGGTACACGACCAGAACTAATTAAACTAATACCATTGATTCAAAAATTTAAAAATAAGAATATTGAGTTTAAAACATTGTTTTCTGGACAACACGAAAATTTAATAGAAGATTTTTATAAATATATCGATAAACCTGATTATATATTTACAAATATAATGGAACATGGTCAAACTTTGAACCAGTTATCAAGTAAAATTTTAATACAATCAAATCAGTTATTTTTAAAGAATAAATTTACTCATATAATAGTTCAAGGTGATACAACAACTGCATATTCATTGGCCTTAAGCGCGTTTCATTTTCAAATACCTGTTATACATTTAGAAGCAGGTTTACGAACAAACGATAAATATAGTCCTTTTCCTGAAGAAATAAATAGAAGATTAATATCTCAAATAGCAAGTATACATTTATGCCCGACACAACAAGCATATGAAAATTTAAAAGTCGAAAATATAACAAAAAATGTGTATTTAACTGGTAATACTATTGTCGATATTTATAATTTTATTGGTGAAAATACTAGACCTTGTAGTGAAATACAAAATATAATAGATAATAACAGGCCATATTATGTTGTCACCTTACATCGACGCGAAAATCGTGGTAATAATATAATTCAAATGTGGAATCAATTAAATGACTTATCAAGTAAGCATACGTTCATTTATATTACGCACCCATCATTACCTGAAAGCAAAAATATTTTAAATAAAGAAACAATTATCTTATTAGATCCGCAAAATTATGAAAATATGGTTCATTTAATATCAAATAGTGCAGGTATTATAACAGATAGCGGTGGATTACAAGAGGAGGCGGTTTGTGCCAATAAAAAGGTGTTAGTTTGTCGAGACACGACTGAGCGCCCAGAAACGATTGAATGTGGGTTGGGTTTATTGGTTCATACAAATATAATTGATAATATGACTTTTTTTAATAATGTAGTTAATAATATAAGCAAAAATCCATATGGGGAAAATGTATGTGAGAAAATATTAAATATTCTGATTTAAAATGCTTATTATTTTACTTGCTTGATTATTTATCAAATATAATTTAATATTTAGTTAATTCGTTTGAATGTAATATTTAAATAACATGAGTATATACATATATTATGGAGGTTATCTCATTTCGTTTTTTAAATCTGAATGATAGAACAAATACAAAATATGGAGCTTGGTCAAGAATTTACGAATATCCCTTTGTTTTAGATACATTAGCAAAATTGGGCGCATCTTCAACATCTGCAATACATAACAGTTGTTGGGGGTTTGTAGGATGTCATGTTGAATTTAAAAACGATTTAGATGAATTATATGACAATGTTTTACATAGCGACATTAAACATTCTACTTTAAAAAACACAATTGTGTATGATGTTACAAAAAAAATAGAAGACAAATACCTTAATTATTTTGATTTTGTTATAAACGTTTCAACTATTGAAGAAGTAAACCATCCTAATATTGAGGTATTTAATAACTTGTTTGAACAAGTAAAACCAGGAGGTTATTTGATAGTTACATTTGATTATGATAAAAATAATTGTTGTTCATATGGACAAGGGTCAATGAATTTGTTAGAAATTGAAACATATGTAGGACAATCTTGTAAGCCTATTGAAATAAATAGTATAAATGGAGGTAATTCTATATTACCAGTAAATTGTTTAACAAATTTAAATTGTGGAATATTAATTTTACAAAAAAAATAATAGCTAGTTAAATATCTATGTATTTTTATTAACTTTTAATAAATAAAGTTAATAAATAGAATAATGTTGCTGATTGTTATGCGTAATAAAGTTTAATTATTTCACATATATACTTAATCTCATGGTCAGTTAATAATGTGTGACTAGGTAAAAACAATCCATGCATTGATATATAGTTTGAATTTTCCAAAATATCATTATTTAAATGCATCGGCAATTTATTTAATGCAGGATATGTTATCCGAGTTTGTATATTGTGTTTATTTAAAAATGATGCCAAATCATCTCTATTATCAACAAATATATCAATAAACCATGGTATCCATTCATCATTTGCAGGTGGAATCATTTTACAATTAGATTTTATGCTAATTAATTCATTATAATACAAATCAAAAATTTCTCTCATACGCTTTATTCTATAGGGAAGTTTTTTCATCTGTTCAATTCCTATTACAGCTTGTATATCAGTAAATTTTGAATTTAATCCAAATATTTCATATACTTCACTTCCACCTTCTTTTCTACCGTAATTTTTTATCATATTTAATTTTTTATATAAATCTTCACTATCCATTACTAAAAATCCTCCTTGGCCAGTGGATATAATTTTTGGTGTGCTTAATGAAAAACACCCAATAGTACCATATGTACCTATGTGTTTATTGTTTAAGAAACACCCAACTGATTGTGCGGCATCCTCAACCAAAAACAAATTATTTTCCTTGCAATATTGAACTATCTCATTAAGATTATTAGTTCTATTATTTAATGATACATGTAAAATAGCTTTTGTTTTGTCAGTAATATGTTTTTCAATAATTTCTTTTGTTAAAGTACATGTTACAGGGTCAACATCAACTATAATAGGATTTGCACCAACAGCTTTAATTGAATTTATTGAAGCAATCATAGTATAGTTGGGGACAATTACATCATCACCTTTACCTACATTTAAACTATAATATGCTAACATCAAAGCAGTTGTTCCGCTAGTAGTCATAACACAATATTTTGAACCAGTAAATTCGGTTATCATTTTTTCCAATTGCGCAGTTTGTTTAAATTCTGTTACAAAATTATCGCCAGATTTCATGTATTCAAAACATGCATTTGCTTCATTAATGTCAAAATTTGGCCGCGTTTGAACTATTTTATCTTTAATATTGAACCAGTTATTGTAAATATTATTTAGATTATTTTTAAAACACATCTGATAATATCCTCCTATTGTCATTTTTACAGGAATTCTATCATCTCTAGGGTTAGTATATGTTACATCTGTATTATTCATATAAGCTTTATAATCTTTTAATAAAATTATTCTAAAATCTAATGATATCCGTATGTCTTTTTCTACATTTTGTTCATTGTAATGCGTACATTTATTTCCATTAAAATGTAATAAATCGCCGTAATCCAAATCGATTCCTTGGAAATCTTTTTTTCCAGGTTCGCTTTCAATAAATACTCTGTTTGTTCCATACATTTTTGTAATTGGTAATATGAAATTTTTTTCACCTATTGGGTGATTTCCTAAATGGTCTGAATCGTAGTGCGGAGGTACGACAATACTATTAAAATATTGTATTCTAATGCTTGGAAAGCTCTGATATATATAAATTTCTTCATCTGGTAATAAATTGTCGTATATATTTTTAATTAGGTCACAATACAATTGTTTAAAAGTAGCATTACCCTTAATGTCTTTGTAAAATATTTTATGCAAATCTGTTTCTACATCGGACAAATTTTCCATTGTTAATGCGCTTTGTGATTTTAAGTGCAATTGTTGCAGATTATCGCATTGATATAATTCTTTAAAGTATTCTAAAAACGCATGTTTTGATTCATCTATCTTATAAATATTGTGTTGTCCAAATGTAGATTTTAAACTAAACATTGACATTTAAGTTATATTTATATAAATATAACTTATATAAATTAAATTTATATATACCGCAATTATTATATTATACTTTGTATAATTTTATCTTTATTCCTAAAAATATCATCGGGGCTTTGAACTGGCACATGTTTACTAGAATATACATGTCTTATTGGTATATATAATATAATTCCTTTTTGTCGTAAAAATGACGCAGAATATGAGAAGCTTGATTTGCTCGCAATAAGAATATCTGAATTAACAAATTCTTTAAAAGTATCGGTTAAACATGTATTTATGTGAAAAGAAATATTTGATGTAGAACAACATGAGGATATTTGATGAACTTCTGTTGTATCTAATGTATCACTATATATTCGATACTCAAATGTATATCCACAAAGGATATTTGTTAAATTATTAATACACTCTATATAAAACTCGACTGGAACAAATCTATTTATATTTTGGTGCGGTGAAACATCATTCCTACGTATATGAATTGCAATTATTAATTTTGAATTTATTTTATTATTAATCCAATTTAAATTTGGTGGAATAATTAGGTCCCATAGTTCAGGGTGTGAATCTAAACAATCATGACCATAACCAAGTTTAACTAAAATATTATCTGTATTCTTGCATTGCAACTCATTTAATACATTTATATTAAATTGCTCAATATGTATTATTTTTGAAAAAATTATATCTTTATTAGAGTGTAGAAGAGTTAAATCATTAAATAAATTATTATTAAATAAAGATAACTCATTTTCATTTATGATATCTTTTAATGAAGGTACATTTACAAATTTATTTAGGGTAATATTACTATGAACATAACCGATATTAAAAATCTTTGATAATACATATAATGTTAATATTCTTTGTATTTGAGATCCAACTCCGTCAGAACATGCTTCGCTATCATATGTAATATATAGCATTATATATAATATAAATAATATATTAATTTAAATATTCGTCAAATAAAAATCTATTATATATATTTTTATATGGGTTCTAATAATTCTACGAAAGAAATGTATTTAGATAAAAATCTTTTAATTTATTATTAAGAAAATTTATAAATTCTTTTAATTATGTCTTTAATAGCGGCATCGTCACAATTAGGTTTAAACTCAAAATTATGAAATGATTGATCGTACTTTGAAAATGGTACGTCACATCCTAAATTATAGTTGTTATTTTCAAATTCTCTATCAAACATAGAATAATCTATATTTAATTTTTTTAAGATTTGTTTTGTCATTTCTTTAATTACTAAATGTGATGGATGGTTAGGCATATGAAATAGCTTATTTATTTTATAATTTTGCAATATGTAGTCGCTTACTTTGATATCACAGCTTTGCTCTTTTATTTTTAATATATTAATTCCTGTTTTCATTCTCTCATCATATTTAAAATCTATTTCATTATTATCATATAAGTTTATTATCGTATCTAAATCATATTTGGATTTCAAATTCAAAATTACGTCCTTATTAATATATTTGATTTGAGATAGAGTTTCCTGATCTATCTTATCAAAATCAGGAGTAGCATCTCCTAACATAACTTCAATAAGTCCCCAATACCAATCTGCATAAACATATGGTATTATAATTTTTATACAATTATCAGGTAAATAGCTTAATATATTATTTTCTACTGATAAATCTGTGCTATATATGCCAAATTTTGCAGGCATTTCTTGATAAATAAATATAGATGTATTATTTAATAATTGTCGAAAACTTTGAAGATCATTTATATTATTATGTAAAACTAAATAGTAGTTGCGTATAACACTAAATATACCTGTTGGAAAATATTTTGTTAAATAAAATTTAATAGCTTCGCCCTGGCATGTAGAATAAATTGTAATCTGCATGTATAATATTTATATATATATAAAATATAAAATATAACTAAAATAAACCACCATTTATATGAATATTTGAACCTGTAATATATTTGTTTTTTTCTATTAAAAAATAAATTAATTCATTCATATCAGTTGCATTTCCAAATTGTTTCAAAGGAATATTATTTATACATTGTTTTTTTAACGTTTCAGATATTTCTTTTCCCATCCCTTCATCAATATATCCTGGAGAAATTGTATTAATTAATATATTTTTAGAACTATTTTCTAGTACTAAAGATTTGGTTAATCCATGTAATGATGATTTTGAGCACGCATAACTTGAAGATCCCATAGCCCCAATATTACCTACAACAGATGATGTGAATATAATATTTCCTTTTTCATTTTGACGCATGTGATTGATTACAGGATGTAACACATTGTACAAAGAACAAATATTTAAATTTATTATACTATGCCAATCTTCATATGACATTTTATGAAAAAATGAATTTTTATAAGAACCAGCATTTAAAATGCAATTATCTAAACGTTGTGTTTTAAGAATGTTTTCTATATCCTTTTTTATATTTGGATCAGTTATATCTTTCTTAATATGATGTAAATTTTCATGAGAATAATCTAATTCACTTCGCGAAATACTAATGATTTTATGGTTTTTATTTAATAAAAAGTTGCACAATTTTTTACCAATTCCTTTAGACGTTCCAGTTATTAATGTAGTCGTCATACCTAAAGATATTATTAATTCTTTATATTAAAATCAAATTTCATATAAAGTAACTCTTGGTATTTAATTGGAAATTTAATTATTTTCATGTATATACTTATTTGATAATATTTCAGAATGTTTATCTCTAGTTTTAAAAAACTTTAATGGATTTCCAGCATAAATTGACCATTCATCTAATTTTTTCTTTCCTGTATATAAAGATTTACTACCTAAAACAGAACCAATTGGTATTGTTGAACCAGGAAATAATACACAATCGCATCCAAGTGTAGCAAATTTTTCTAATATTATATTTCCTTCAATTAACATTACATCTTCAGAATTATGAGTTGGATTCATTAAAAAAGAACCATCATAATTTTCAGTTCTTCCAAATAATTTACATCCAGCTGCTAATCCACTATGATTATCAAATAAAATTTTAAAATTATTACCACAATAAATTAAATTATAAGGAGCAATATGAACATTATTTTTAATTATAATCTCTCCATTTTTTGGAACACTTATTATACTACCCATATCAATGCGAACATTATTACCTATTTCTATATTATTGGTATTGGGAATAAATACATTTTCATCAATCAAAACATCTTTTCCTAATTTTCTAAAATTTAACGATAAAAGTTCTTTTTGAGACAAAAACCTACTACTTAATAATTTGTTCATTTTATAAATCAGATATAATATATATATATGATTTATATGCAAATATAAATTTTTAATTCCTAAACTTTCAAAAATGCGTTTTAAATATCCAAAGGTGTAGAATTTTTTACAATTCTTTTACAATTTTCATAAACCAGCATACCAATTATAGTGGATGGAAAACTTCTTATCAAAACAGGAGTTAAACCATTGTAAAAATTAGTAATTCCTCTTTTTTTATATCTTTCAATAATTATATCTTTTATTGATTTTTCTTTAGTTATTTGATTTTCCACTCTTATCGAATCAATTGGAAAAGTGATTAACCATGTAATAGATATACTTCCAACACTAGATATCATTGTAGAATAATTATTTTCAGGTAATTTTTTTTTTATATTTCCATAAGTACCTAAAAATATTGTAGAACCTATTATTGCTCTACTGGTATCTAAAATATATCCTTTATAAAAATTATTTTTATTTTTTAAAGTTTCTTTAATTAATTGAATCATACCTTTATACTCTTCTTTTTGCATGATAATAGCATTCGTAGTAAAATACTGCATCGGTACATTAAAAAAACTTGAAATAATACCACCACAAAAGGCAGAATGATACGGATTAAAATTTAATTTATTCATATCTTCATATATTTTATAAGAAATTGCTCTATCAATTGGAAATGAAATTAAAGGATATGAAATACCTCTAAAAAAAGCTTTTCTATCTGTTTTAATTAAATCTTTAAAACATTCTAAAGTAGATTGATATTTATTAGCTTGCATTTTTGTTTTTACAACATCAAATGGATATGTTGTAAATACCTTACTTAAACCTTGCATAAATCCTGGAATAAAATCCATTGTATATATATATTACTACATATGCCTTTAGATATTTTGTATTCATATTTAAAAAATTATTCACGCGTGATTCTTTTGCCAGTTAATAATAATAAATAATTATATTATTATATATTATTTTATACAATCCTAAAATTTTAAAGGTATAAACATGAAAAAATATTATTAAATATAAATCCATTCATGATACTTTAATTTAATCTTTGTAGTTTCATTGGAACCTATTATACACTTATTTTCATTTTCATTTAAATATGACCCCCATAATGAAAATGTTGAAAATGATATAATATTGTTTTTTATAAGCGATATTATCCAAAGATCAATATAATCAATTACTTCATTTGAATAAAAAAACTGAATATTTTTATATTTTTCATTTTTATCAAATATATTTTCACAATATGATTTATCGTTTGTAAGTACCATAATTTTATTTATATTTTTATGTTGTATCATATAATCAATCATATTAAAGTACGTGTTCTCTATAATTTTAATTCGTTCAGTTGAATAAAAATTCCTTATATCTGATCCCATTCTAACGTGTATCGATGATATATTATTATCATTAATGAAAGGATATTTGTCAAGAATATATTTTTTATCTGCTTCGGTTGGTCTAAAATAATTTAAAATAGTTGATCTAATCTCATCAAAATTTTCAAAATTTTCAAAATATCCTTGAAAATGAATATTATTATAAAATGGATGATTTAAAATATAATAATCTGATTGAGAAAATGTATTAATAATGTTTAATTCATTGAATTCCTTTATAATATGTGTATTAATATTTCTAAAAATAGTATTTTCCTTAATTAATTCTTCTAAACGAAAGTATGTGTTTAAACATGGAACAAATAAAGAAGCATTATTTTTAAAAGCATAATTTAGTGCACTAGCAGTTTGAAATAACATATTTCCTATTCCAATACAATTATTCTTTATATAAAAGCTACTAGTAACTCTAGATGTATTATATCCAGAAAATGTTAAAAATACGTTCTTATTCATTATATAATATATAAAATAATTAGGTTTTTACATCTTTACGCATTTATACCTTTAAACAATTTAAAATCCAAAAAACTTTATATACTAAATTACTCATCTTTTTCCTTCAAAAAGTTTTGAAGCAAAATATCCTTGTCTTGATTGGTCACTTCTCCTGACAACATTGCCGATTCATATATTTTTCGTATAATATCGTTTGGAGCACTACTGCCTGTTTTTATCAACCCACGGGTGCGCAAATATTGTTTGATATCATTAATCCCGTGTCGTTTAATATCACGTTGTGCATTTAATACTCGTTTTCTCGTGTTCTTATCTTTGATTAAGATACCAACCCTTTTATGTATCTTTGATTTGCCCAATGTATATGTTCTTTTAATGGTCTTTTTAATTCTTTTTGACCCGCCACCTGTTTGCACGTTTGGTATGGTAGATGCATCCACTGGAACTGCCTCGGTCATAATCATGACTGGAGCTTCTTGAATCAATGGGGCTACTGAAATATCCATGGTTCTCTCTGGTTCAGGTTGGGGTTGGGGTGTGGGTATGGGTGTTGGGGATGGGATTGGAGCAGGCGCGGGAGGCGGTTGAGCAACCTCTAAGGATTGTTGTTTTCGACGCATTTTCTCCTTTAATTCTTTCATTTTTGTCTCTCTAAGTGTAGTATTGGATGACCCTCCCAACGAAGAAGTGTTTATGTTTAAGGAAGGAGTATGTTGCTCTACCGATGGGTGTTGTCTTTGAGTTTTGTTCCATGTCTTAAATGTCGGCTTAACTCCACCTTTTAAACAGCCATATGGAACATTATCACCAACTAAATACTTTGCAATTGGCGGTGTTAATATTATTGGTGGTTCATTTGTAGATATAGGCGTATGAAATACCATTGGAGATTCCTTTAATCCCTCGGGTAGCTCGAGCTCTACATGCAAGGAATTGCTTGAATAGTTCTTTAATGTTTTTGATTTTCCACCAGTCATTGCAGTTTGCGTATTTTGAACATACGCATCCCTATCTGACGTATCTTTTGATTGTTTTGCAATACTAGACAAGTAGGCCATTGAATCGTTAAATTCGTCAGATTGTGCTTCAAAATCACTCGTAGATGATGACTGCGTACCCAAATTTGCCTCTTTATTCTTGTGCGCTTTAATACGTTCTAATAGCTTGTTTTTTAAATTATTAGGTTTAAATGCAGTATTCTTTTTTGTTTTAGCTTGACCAGCATCTGGTTTGGTTTTCTTTTGTTTGGTTAATGAAAACAATTCGGGATTAATCTTAATAGTTTTATGATTGGACATAATTTTATATTAGAAAACAAAATTATAAACGAAACGAAGCAAAAGACAAGACAGACGTGCTAAATCAAAGCATAGATATGATTGCTCTGAAAAGAATATAAAAATAAATTGATTCTAATAGCAACTGATCTATGAAGTCAACAAAAGAAGACAACATGTCAGTTGAAACGAGTCAATATATTGAAGAGCCGTGGAGTATTATTGAGTCATACTTCAAGGGGCACCATCTAGAGCGCTTGGTAAGACATCAGCTAGAGTCGTATAATAATTTCGTATCATGTCAGATTATTAAAACGATTGAGATGTTTAACCCTGTCCACATTGCATCTGAGCACGATTATGATGCAAAGAGTGGTAAATACGCGCTAGAAATATTCGTAACATTTGAAAACTTTCATCTATACAGACCACAAATACACGAGAACAACGGCGCAACAAAGCTAATGTTTCCCCAAGAAGCGCGCCTGCGCAATTTCACGTACTCGTCTGCCATGAATGTTGATATGAATATTAAATATGTCGTGCGAAGCGGCAAGGATCTTGAAAACAGCCAGACATTTTACAAAACTCTACCAAACATTCACATCGGCAAACTGCCAATCATGTTAAAGTCAAACATTTGCGTATTGAACCAATACAAACACGTGAACCATGACCATACTGGTGAATGCAAGTATGACGCTGGCGGATACTTTATTATCAATGGTTCGGAGAAAACTGTGTTGGGTCAAGAACGCGCGGCAGAGAACAAGGTATATTGTTTCAACATTAGTAAAAATAGCACAAAATATACGTGGATGGCCGAAATCAAGTCGGTTCCAGATTTCAAATGCATTTCACCAAAACAAATAAACATGATGGTAAGCTCCAATAATAATGGGTTTGGTTATTCCATAGTATTGCAAATCCCACGAGTAAAAATCCCTGTTTCATTGTTTATTGTATTCCGTGCGCTTGGCGTCTTGTCGGACAAGGAAATTTGCGAGCTTATTCTGTTGAATGTAGAAAAGGACAAGCAAGCTCAGCTATGCGACTCACTGCAAGCATCTATTATGGACGCAAATAAATGGCTTACGCAAGAAGATGCAATTAAGCATATTACGGCGCACGTCATGTATACGCCAATCAACATGGACAAGGAGACTGGCGCATTAAAGAAGCGTGAATTTGCCATGGATATTTTGGAGAACGACCTATTCCCACATTGCCAAAACAGCATTCAGAAAAAATACTTCCTTGGATACATGACAAACAAGTTGCTTCAAGCGACATTCGGCTACGCGAAAGCCGATGACCGCGATTCGTACATCAACAAGCGCGTGGATTTGACTGGAACACTTTTGAATAATCTGTTCCGCAATTACTTCAATAAATTGGTGAAGGACATGGAGAAGCAAGTTATTCGCGAAATTAACGGCGGTTCTTGGCGTTCTACCGATGACTATGAGCGCATCATTAATTTGACAAATATATACAAGATTATAAAATCTACGACCATCGAAAATGGTCTCAAACGCGCGCTTTCTACAGGTGATTTCGGCGTAAAACACTCCAGTAGCAATAAGGTGGGTGTTGCGCAAGTCCTAAACCGATTGACCTACGTCAGTAGCTTGAGTCATGCGCGCCGTATTTCAACTCCTGCAGACAAGAGCGGCAAACTTATTCCGCCTCGTAAGTTGCATAATACCAGCTGGGGATACTTCTGCCCTGCGGAAACTCCAGAGGGTCAGTCAGTTGGATTGGTTAAGAATTTGAGTTACATGGCTCACATCACAATTCATTCCAACTCGGTACCACTTTACGAATATATTATGCCAAATGTCATAGACATTCGAACATTGCAACCAAGCGACATGTATAATGCAGTAAAAGTATTTGTCAATGGTGCGTGGGTTGGTATTAGCGAAAATCCCACCGAGTTGTATCTTATGCTAAAGGATAAGAAGCACAAGGGCATCATTAACATTTACACGTCTATTATATTTGACTACAAGTTGAAGGAAATTCGCGTCTGCAATGATAGCGGTCGTTTGACGCGTCCGTTGTTAAGAGTAAAGGACAACAAGTTAACTCTCACGCAGGATAACCTAACAAAGTTAAATAGTGGCGAAATTGTTTGGGACGACCTGCTCACTGACTGCCGATTGCCCAATTCTGTATTGGAGTATATTGATCCTGACGAGCAAAGCTGGGCGTTGATTGGAACCAAACCGAGCGATTTATTGGGCGGTACAAGTACAGGCTCCAGCCAAATATACAAGTACACCCACGTTGAAATTCATCCGAGCACAATGTTCGGTATTCTTGCGTCTTGCATTCCCTTCCCTGAGCATAATCAATCTCCTAGAAATTGCTATCAATGTGCGCAGGGTAAGCAGGCAATGGGTGTCTATGTGACCAATTATGAAAATCGCATGGACAAGACGGCGTATGTACTCAATTATCCGACACGCCCGCTTGTAGATACACGCGTCATGAATATGATTCAACTGAACAAGATTCCATCTGGTACAAATGTCATCGTCGCTATTATGACTCACACTGGCTATAATCAGGAGGATTCCATCTTGTTCAACAAGGGGTCTATTGACAGGGGTTTGTTTGTTGCGACTATTTATCATACTGAAAAGGACGAGGATAAGCAAAAGATTAATGGCGACGAAGAGATCCGTTGCAAACCTGATCAGACAAAGACCAAGGGCATGAAATTCGGCAATTACAACAAGGTGAATAGCAAGGGGGTTGTTCCTGAAAACACGCTTGTTGAAAACCGAGACATTATTATTGCCAAGGTCACGCCAATTAAAGAGAACCGAAACGACCATACAAAAATCATCAAATATGAAGACCAAAGCAGGATCTTCCGCACAGACGAAGAAACGTATATAGATAAGAATTACATTGACCGCAATGGCGACGGCTATAACTTTGCCAAGGTCCGTCTTCGCAATGTAAGAAAACCAGTCATTGGTGACAAGTTCTCATCTAGACATGGTCAGAAGGGCACGCTGGGCAATATTATTCCTGAGGACGACATGCCGTTCACGCGCGATGGAGTAAAGCCCGATATTATCATCAACCCACACGCGATTCCTTCTCGTATGACGATTGGACAATTAAAGGAGACGATTTTAGGTAAAACCTTGGTGTCGCTCGGATTGTTTGGCGATGGAACATCTTTCGGCGACTTTCATGTATCTGACATTTCCAAGGAGTTGTTAAAGGTTGGATACGAAGCGCACGGAAATGAACTCATGTACAATGGCCTGACTGGTGAACAATTGGAGTGCAGCGTCTTCTTGGGTCCTGTATTCTACCAGCGACTAAAGCACATGGTGAATGATAAGACACATAGTCGTTCCATTGGACCCATGGTGAATTTGACACGTCAACCAGCAGAGGGTCGTTCGCGCGATGGTGGTCTAAGATTTGGAGAGATGGAGCGCGATTGCATGATATCTCACGGCGCAGCAAGATTCACCAAGGAACGTTTATACGATGTTTCTGACAAATATGAAGTACATGTTTGTAAGAAATGTGGTTTGATTGCATCCTACAACAACGAGCTACATATTCACTTGTGCAAGACATGCGGTAACCGAACCGACTTTGCATTTGTTAAGTTGCCTTATGCTTGTAAATTGATGATGCAAGAACTTACAACTATGAATGTCTCTACACGTCTGATTACTGAAAATTAGGCACTACGTTAATTTGTAGACGATGCCTGTTGTTAAACCAAATAATATACCACCCCATAATGTATCTATCAAAACGGACATAACATACCAATTCTTAAATAAAGCTAGATTGGTTAATTCAAAAATAGCATAAATTACTATACCCAATAAAAACGCGTCCTTTACGCTTTTTTTATTTTTAATAATAAAATAATTTAACCCAAAAATAATAAACACGTAGCACAGCGCAGCTCCAACCAAATTGAGCTCAAGTGGGCTTCCTTGCACCGCTTTAACTTGTTTTTTAAAGTATCCAGTCATCAAATGTAAATATGCGCTATCTAGGATAATCAAAACAATTGCACTAATCAAAGTCGACAACATTTATTATATATTATACGCACATATTTTATTTGTTATCGTCAAGTCGCTAAATAAAATTATTTATCTTCATGCTAACTTCTGGAATGAGATGAGGAAATATCTTTACTGCGTTTGATAAGGCAAATATTTTTACGTCGCGAATAAACGCAACTGGCATGCAAAGAAACCCTTGTAGTCCCTCTACATTTTTTAGCCGAACAGCTGCTCTAGGAATACCATTATCCGATTGGTATATGTCAAAATCGGCTCTATAAACAGAACCATCAATTTTTATAAACGTATATCTGATACCATGTCTTAATTTATTTGCGAGAACACTATAATCCATACTGATATAATGAATTTATATTTATGCTATTTTCAAATTTAGACGTTTTGTTTTATTTTTTTGCATAGTATATATATATTACATGCCGTCTATTGGTTTTCAAAATCCTATTAGTGGTTCTTATGGAATTGGAAATACACCACCGATTATTAATGGACCTGGTGGAAAGCCCTACCTCGGTGGTGGAATTACTGGCTTTATTGCGCGTGGTGTAAATGACACGGACAATAATGACCAGTATGCGCAAATTCGTTTTACATTAAGAAACGCATGGAATACTAAATATGTCTCTCAGCTTGGCGAGAGAAGACGTATTATTACGCCGTTTCGTGCTGTGACCAACTCTGGAGATATATTGTGTCGCACGGATTATTCTTGTGGCGGAGATGTGCAGTCATTTCAAAGTCGTCCTGGGTTGAATGGTCTTCGCGGTAGATTTGGCGCAATACAGAGTAGGTGTGATGGAAGTGGGATTCCTCCCTCTTCGTGCAACGTAAAGTATGTCTACGACTCGTCTGATTATATTACGTATTTAAAACAAAAGGCGGTTAACAAGAATTACAACGACTATTCCAATGCTGGTAATAATAACTCGGGCTCTCAGAGTGCATGGAGGGCTATAAGAAGATATTAAGGCGAATGAAAATATATCTAGAATAATAATATAAAGATTGTTGTATTATTATTACTAACATGTCCATTTCTGACATTAACTCAAATATGGATACTAATACGCAGTCATCTGATATAATCGACCAGACAGACATAACAGAACAACAAAATTTCATTGAAGCAAAAATTATCATTCAAGAATTCCACGACGACTCATCTGTATTTATCGTTGGATCGGCTCCGTTTGGAAAGCTTTGGTTTGATCAAGAAAAAATTGATAAGCAGTATGAGTTGTTGTGTGAAAATTGGGCAGAAGATTATGATGATACTGCTTCCAGTCGCAGTAAGAAACCAAGAATTATTAGTGTGTTAATCAGTGAACACGACCCCATGTTTGACGATTTTAGAGAAACCATTCGCGAGACACAAGCTAGAAAAAATCTTATTCATGAACTTGCAATGCAGATGAAGATTGCGGAAGCAGTAAAAGCGGCCATGACTGCTGCTGGTATCCCGTACGTAAATGATATTCCTGCTCCAGAACCAGAATCAGTTCTAGAACCAGCAGTTGCGCCTGCGTCTGCACCAGTTAAAGAAAAAAAGCCGCGTGTAAAGAAGGCGGCTCCTGCAGCCGCACCCAATCTTGAGCAAAACGTGGTATTGGAAAAGAAACCTACCAAACCTCGACAAAAGAAGGCATCCGCATAAGAGGCCTAGTTTGACATAAATATTTTATTTTATATAGTGTATATAAGATATAATGACTCAATTTTCTGATATTATAGTTACGCCTGTTTATGGACCCATCAGCACAAATCAGTATCCCTGTGCCATGCCTGCACACAATTCTGGTGTGCTTGTTGGTAAGAGTCCCAATCCGCCATTATTTTATCCTTCTCAAGAACCCGCAGCAACTGACCAAAATGTGAACTCTCGTCATCAATATTTTAGAACGGCGGAATCTGCACGGAGTTTAGCAATACAACGAGCGCGAGCGATTGAGAAGGTAACGCGCAATTTCTCCTTCAATTATTCTACTGGTACTGCGCACCATACTTCGGGTCATACTAATTACATCCCCCCGACGGATTCTTCTATGCGAACCCAAAAACTTCGTTCCAACGCAGTGGGCAAAAGTGGATATAAAGTCGGCCTTCCTTTAGAAGCTCCTTGTTCTACCAAAAACTATTATCCAAGTGGAGTGAGGTCTTCCATTAAACGTGCAAGATCAGGTGGTTGCACCGCGCCAGCTAAAAAGGGATCTATTTTCAATGACAGCTTACGCAATGGAAGAACTTGTGCGATAGGTTCTCTTGTTAGACAAAATTACTAATTTCTTGCAATCAATCACTTTATTATTTAGCATTTTTACAAGACAAATATATTATAACAATTTTCTTGCGTTATTATATATGCCGAAATATACGAAATCAGTAAGAAAAAATAATATGAGAAAAAATAAACGTGGGCGTTCGAGACGAGGAGGTTATTGGTTTTATCCTGGTCCAGGGGATGACGAGCATGCTTTCACAAAATTAAAAAACAATTTTTCCTCTGGCAGTTGGAAGTTTTGGCAGAAAAAACCTGAAGAAGTTCCTGTTGCATCAGATTACCAACCTGCTCCTGAAGAGCCAATGCCTGAACAAGCGCAAGCAGAAGGAAGTTTAGAGTATCCGTCCCCTGAACCCAACCAACCAGAGCAAATGGATAACCAAGAAGCAATGATGGATCCTAGTCCACCAATGGATCAAGAACAAGCACAGATGGATCCTAGTCCACCTATGGATAATAATGAAGTGTCGGTTGAGACCAATCCTGAAACTTCTGAAACCTCGCCATATCAGGGTTCGGGCGGAGGTAGACGGAGACGAAGGCGAGCAACCAAGAAACGCAAGCGCCCGAACATGCGCAGACGTACAAATAAACGCAGACGCTCAAGCAAGAGACGTAGTCGTTAAATCAAAATATAACATCATATTTACATACTAATTATGATATTACATGCACAAATATTTCTTGTCAATTGCCGTGTTCTCAGCAACCCTGCGGATTATTTTACCAAAATCTCTCTTCTCTTCAGCTTCATCAACTGGTCCGATAGCTTCCATGTTGAGTTTCAAGTATTGGTCATTTTTCCTGCTGTTGTATTCCGTACAACCTGGATTCGCCTTTTTCCAGTCATCCACGCGTAAGATATTCTTGTGCGTAAGTTGTTTGATAATCTTTCTCAACCTGTCCAAGTTTGCATTGTCCCTTTCCCACTTGTTATCGTCCTTGATATGAATAATTTCTCTCTTAACGTCGCTGCAATGAATAGGTCTCTTGGTTATATCTAAGCTATTCAAGCGGTTGACAAAGACACGAGACATGCCTTCGGCAAAACCTATTTCGCCCATCTTTTCTAGCTCGGGCA